CTCATTTCCTATCCATAATTGTTTTTTTACACGGATATCCAAAATAGCTGGCTGCTTAGAAAGCTTTATTAAACTATCCCGGGTTTCTTTATTTAAAAACTTCTTCCCAATAATCATTAAGCCGGCATTAAACCCCGGTCTTTTTCCTATCTGAACATTAGTCCCTCTAGACCTTGGAACAGCACCAAAATTACATTTTATCTTAGCCAATTTGGATATATCTATATTAAAAATTATATCAGAATCAAAGAAAATTATCCTATCAAATTTATCGAGTAAAAATATATCATATCTATAGTTAAAATTATAATTCCAAACTCTATTTTCACCGGATTGATACTCAGGGTAGTTATTAGAGTCTACATGTTTAAAAGAAATATTTTTATATATTTTCTTAAGTAAGCTTTTATTATAATCAGATAAGCCTCCCCACTCTAAGATTATTATAGGGTAGCTAAATGTAGGGGTATTTTTAATGAGGCTTTTAATTGCTGCAACCGCTCCAGGCAAAAAATCATCGCTTAACGTAGTTACAAACGCTATATTACAAGAGTTCATGTTTTTTTAATAGGTTATAAAATAGAGTAGTAGGCAATGGTTTATTAAAATCTCGCTTTATAGAATAGTCCCAGCGACCAGTAGAAATTGCCTCATTACACCAATGAATAGCATACTTAGGTAAATTAATATATTTGGTGAATACTCCTATGTTTAACATTTTTCTTATCTCCTCAATATCATCATTACCAAACCAATCTTTTTGAACAATAAACTTATCAATACCGTGCTTGTATACGCAATCTCTTAATATCTCTAATGGTTTAATCCATCTATCGTTATCCTTATCGACAAGTCTTTCGGTTTCAGCTATACAATCTTCTAGAAAACTATTATTGTTAGGGGTCTTAAGGATATTACCAACAATTTTAGTATTTTTATGAGGTCTTATAACATACTCCTGATTAATATTATTGAAAGGGGCTAGACAGGTAACATCCATATCACAATACCACCCGCCAACTTTATTCAAAAGATAATATCTAAATAAGTCAGAAAACCCACCGATACTATTTACACGACAATCGCCGTTACCGGTATATTTAAATATTCGATCTTCGGAAAGTATTTCATTAGCATTATTAACAATGACACCTGAAGGCACCCCGTGGCATTTGATATTGTAAGCCCATAGAATTGTTTTATGTCCATGGTCTAAAAATGACTTCAATGATAGCTGCTCTAATAATCCAAGCTTGTCTCCTAACCAGAAGAAGTTAATTGTTTCACTCATTGTCTATGTAATATGGTTCAGGTTGAAGATAGCTGGGCCAGGTTTTAATAATTTCACTGATAGAATTACAACCTAATAGAACAGTTTTATCTATTTGTTTGATCATTAATTCAAGTATATCACATTGCTGTAAAAAATCCTCTTTATCAACACCCTCGGCTTTTAGAATATTTTGTTTGGCCGTATCCAACTGTAAGAGTTGCTCTTCTTTTTGTTCTTCTATAAGGCTATACCATATATTCTTAAACGCATTAATATAATCTGGATCGTTTATTTGCTCTGCAGCGTTTGTAATACCAAGCCTTCTAAAAGCTCCTTTTATTTTTCTATTATCAGAATCCTTAATAAGAAAGTACTTTTTAATAATATCTTCTTTAATTTTATCATAAACAATTTCTCTTGAAATATTATCTCGCTTTTCAGGGTAAAACTTCATATAATAATAATCATCTAGCAAATCATTAGAAAATCGGTTGCAAGGTTCTAGTTGTTCGGAAGAGTACATTATAAATCTGGCCCGCTCTTCTTGAATTTTTTTAGTTGTAGTTTCGATATAATGTTTACTCTTTATAAGAAAATCTTCCCCAAATAAATTTGTATATTCGGTATTTTTTTCAAAATCATCTAAAAAAATATGCTTAGGAACATAAAGATACTCTAGACATGTAACAGAGTTTTCATCGAACTCTACGGGCTGCTCTGTAATAATATCTGTAAATTCAGAATCTGAACCTTTCAACCCAAATAAGTCTGCATGCTTACTATTACAAACAGTTCTAAAGATAGCAATACCATTATTAATAAAACTAATTTTTATAATAATTCCCCTTAAGGATAGTTTTTGTGCCAACTTGTAGAGCATATATTAATTAGAAATAATTTTCTAATTTGCCCTTTCTTCTTATATCCAGTGTGAGACAATGATGTCCTCCACCAAATAATCGACTATGTCTTAATCTGTTTGGTGTTACCTCTACTTTAAATGGTTTTAGCCTTTTAGATAAAATATCATAATATTCTGGCTGACATATGACTTCGTTCGGTGAAAGAGAGAGCAGGTTACAAAATATTTTCTCTGATGCAATAGGCATATAATCAGGGGTTTTGTGCGGCTCTAGTAAAGAAGGAACATAGACAATATCCCATTTTCTTAGTGGCTCAGGCAATTTGTGCTTTATGGGGAGGGTTAAGATTGCTAACCCCGGGCGAATAGGAAGAAATAAAGAATCTATATGGTTATCAAATATATTAACGGTCCATACTTTATATTTTTTACCTAGATGTCTCTGTAGCCACTCTGCGCCCAATCTCTCATGTTCAGTTGGCGCGTTAAACATTATTGTGTTGCCCATTCTAATACAATTTGCTGCATCAAACATTATCTCTACCCCACAATCTAGATTACTATGTTCTTGTTGTTTAAGAGTATCATAATACTTTTTTATTTCTGGTGTTTGCTCTACTCTAGAATAATCTATAGACTTATCAGTACTTAAGGGCCTTGGGGCAGCCGTCCATTTAGCCCCTCTCTTAAAGTAGTCTAAGAATAAATGCTTAAGATAATCGTTTTCAAATTGACGCCACCGTGCCAATACAGATGTTTCTATTATTTCATTACCTACTACTAGTGTAAGATCTCGAACATTGAGAGCAGGATAGTTGCTTGATGACCAACAAAGCGTTTTCACTTCATGAGGTCCTGCAGGTTCCTTAGGCCTTCTTACAGTAATATTTCTTTGTTTTAAAATATTGACAAATGACTCTAAATCCTCTCTTAATTCTTCAATATATCTCTTTTCTAAATACCATCTTCCTGCATATAATGCGCCATCTGGTCCTAAAAGATTATCATGAAAAAAGAATTTAAACCCCAGATCATCTGAAGGAAGATCTGCTGGAAATCCATTACCAACAATAATCTCCTCTAAAGGATCCCATTCATTATAGCTATTAACACATTTCATACTTTATCGAGTAATTTTTCTAATTTATTTTTAAAGGCTAGCGGATCTATATTTACTACATTTTTTAATTCTTTTTCTGTAACGCTCCAATACAGTGCAATTGTATTGTTTTTATAGACACCGAAGTAACAAGGTAAGAGGTCGTGGTCTTGGGTAAAGTATTCTACACAGTCTTTAATTAAAGTATGATGAAAAAAAGTTTTTTGAATATTAGAGTAAGCAGCCTCGTTTTTATATGAATATACTACTATTATTTTTTGATCACCGTTATCAAATTCTGTAAATTCTATATGATCAATACACCCCCCGTCTAATGTTAGATTATATTTTTGCTTAAAATACTCTATGTCATCACTTTCCGTAAAGTAAAAATAGTATTTCTTTTTAACAGAAGAACCAGTATACTCAAATGAAATGCCCGTTCTCTTAAAAGTTGGCCTTTCCTTATAAATTTTACACTCTGTAAATTCTTTTATTACACGGTTTAATTTAATATGAAAATATTGAGTGGGTAGATGGTCTTTGTCTACTTTTATACCAAAGCAAAGGCTAGATGAAAGGGTGTTGTCCCAATAACTAAAATAGTAGTTAAAGTCTTTGTCTGTTGGTAAGAACTTTAAGATTTCGTACTTTTTAAATTTTCTAAATATTTCACAATAGATCTTAAAATTTAGTAATTTATTTTCTTTAAAGTTAAAAGATATTAGTGTAGAAAGCTTAGAGGGAAACCCTGTTTGATTAATATCTTTAACCCCCCTACCAATATTATTAATATTCTTAATAAACTTTTGTATGGGTAAAGAATTATAAAAATTTAAAAATATTTCTTTGAAATGCATTTGATATCTCCATATTCATTAAAAACATTATTAAAAGCAAGCCCGGTCTTTTTATCATTTTCATCTATAAAAGTAAAAAAATGCTGTAGCTCTAAATTATCTTTTGGTACGCTTATATGGTTTATAAGTGTGTCAATAAAGTTAACGGGGTTACATCTGTTAGGGTATGTATCTACCTTATCAGTTAAGTTGTCCTTTATCCATTGTTGATAGCCGCGCCATTTTTCTAAAAGTTTGTTTTTATATTTTAAAGGCAAAATGTTGGCTTGAAGATATGAAGGAGAATCTAATACATAATATCTTACTTCGTCAGCCCCTATAAGACCTCGATTATACCAATCTCTATGAAAATCTGGAAAAGAGAAAATATTAAATATACTAATTACAGGTTGCAAGTAAAACTTAATACTAGGATATTTTAAAAGCTCTATTCTATTTTCTAATATCTTACTGTAAGAACTTCCAAACCTTATGTATTCAAGTCTAGATTCCCTATCATCTATACTTCCAAATATTACTGCATTTTTAAATTTGCTCAGTATTTCAAAAATATTTCTACCTTTATAATTTACAACACTCATATTAGTGATAAAAAACAATCTTATATCTGTACGGTTTCTTGTAATAAGTTCTTCTAGAATATCATAATAGCTGTCTTGTATGGCTGACTCCCCAGATGCTAGCCAAAGTTCTTCTATATTATCAAGATATGGAAATATCTTATCCTTCATGGCCTCTGTATCTGAGAACGTCTCTAATTTTTCACCAAATCGATTAGAGTATTTTACATTGCAATAACTACATTTAAAATTGCATTTGTTTGATTCTATAATATTCCACGCAATAAAGTTTATAGGGTCGACACTTCCATCAGGCTTGGTATTTAGAATGGCTGAGGATGCCTTGTCTATGAGCTCTAATCCAAAATGTCTTTTGCACGAGTTTATAGAATCATTACAGTTTCTATTACAAAAAGGTATTGCTTCGTTGTTAAGCATCTTGCGTCTTATCTCTTTAAGATGCTCACTATTCCATAATTTTTCTATATCATCAGAAGTGTTGCCTAATGAGTTGACTCCCCATGCACCCATAACAGGGCATGGATATACTTTTTTATCAGTAAAATGATATAAATGTACCCACGGTAAAATACAAAAATGCTTTTGATTTACAATTTGTTCTATGTTATTTTTTAATGATTTCTCTTGCACAAAAATATCCTTCAGCGTATTTAACACCTGCTTGTATACCTCTAAAGCTAGCTACCGCTTTTAGCCCCCACTCAGATCTAGGGTGAGGGGTTTGCATATATTCATATTCATACATTTTCAAAAGATTAATCTTTTCCTCTATTTCTTGTTCGGACAATTCCAAAAATATATTAGGGATAAAGCTATGTGCTTCTGTTTGCGGGGCTTGATCTGTAGAGGATATAATCTCCCCTGTAATTAGTCTCGATGCTTTACATGGCCCTATAGGTCTTATGGCTGCAACAACCGCTTCATAGCATAATTTATGTGTTTGATGGTTGTCACCCCAGTGGGTGGTGTAAACGATATCTATATGATTATTAGATACAAGTTCTTCTATTCTTGTGATGAGCTCGAGCTTATTTGAATGAATATTGTGTTCGTTAAAAATATCTAGATAAAACACCTCGTTATAACCTAACTTATCTTTAACTTTTTCTATAGTGTGAAATTGATGAGTGTTCCTTTCGTTAGTTAGGTTCTTAGGCCCCATAATAAACGCAACACTAACATGATTGTTCTGCTCTAAATTTCTTTTTATAGCCCCATAAAAGCCTAATATTTCATCATCTCCATGAGGAACTATAACCATAGTTTTGACCATAAATTAATTATAATATAAACCTAGTTGTAATCAATGATATACATCTAAATACGTTTATGGTATTTAAGACAAGAGATGAGATAATAAATTTAAATGATAATGGTACTTTTTTAGCCGAACAAATAAGCACAAAACAAAAAATTAGCGGCAATTTCTACAAAAGTGTTCTAGGTAAAAATATCTTTGCAATTAATTACACCACTGAAGATAAAGAATTTATAGCCTATTATAATTTTAATCAAAAAAAGTTTTTTGGAAGTATTTTTTCTTATTCCAAAAATTATGGCGATATTTTAGAGTAATCTGTCAAAGTGTTTTTTAATAGTATCTATAGATACAAATTTAGACAAATTGTCTATATAATTATTATTACCTAGTTTTTTAAATAAAAATTTTATTATATTGTCTGCAGCCTGAGAAGGCTTGTTATTGTTTGGATATAAATCTATATTATTAGATAAATTTTCATTTTCTTTTAAAAAATTAATGTAGCTAATAAGATACTCTTTAAGTTCTTTTTTCTTATTAAACGAAAGCGACTGTATACAAAGTTCTTCTGGACCAGTCAAATTAATATATCGAATACCGTCAATGCCTATTATCTTCATATTAATTAAAGTTTCGTGAAATTCTTTTAAGTAGAAAGCACTTAATAAAGATATAACACTATTAAAATATATTCTTACTTTATAGTTTTTAAGTTTATTTAAATTGGTTTTTACGGTATTCCAATTTGAGTTGATTCTAATAAAATCGTGTCGAGTTTCTGAGCTGTCTACACTACAAAAAACTTTAGTATTATTAAATTTTTCTAATAAACTAAAAAACTCTTCATATAGTTCAAAATTATAAGTTAAATTCGTTGCCATTCCTAATTCTATATTTGGATTATGGTTAATTAAATGTTGTAAGAGTTTTTTATTGTATTTGTTAATAACCGGTTCACCGCCAGATAAAAATAATTCTCTAAGATTGTTTGTTATAGGTAGCACTTTTAAATCATAAACAGTATCACTAATTTTCATTATATTGGTTTTATTTTTTCGCTCCCAGCTAGAGCTACTAACATCACAACAATATAAACATTGAAGATTACAAAGATTGGATCTTTCTAAAAATAATGCTTTTATATCAACTTTATAACTTCCGTCTGACTTTGTTTCGTTTTTGTAATTTTTATATACGTCTTCATAAAGAGAATGATTTATAAGGTACATGCAAGAATTTTTCTCTTCATTAGACAGTTCGCATGTAGAATTGGTAATAACTTTAAGCCGAAGCTTCTTCATCATATCGTGGTTCCAAGCTTCCTCTAGTGTTGTTGTGTTTAGATTACCAAGTAAGTAGTCGTCTCCTTGCCAGGCTACACTTTCACAGGGATAAATATTGCCGTCCGCTCTTATATAAAGCGAAATCCATGGCAAAATACATAAATTTTTATCAAGCATGCTTTATTTACCTGTAGTTTTTATTTTTTATACTACTGTATAAATATTTTATGTGTAGTTTTTTGGTCACAAATAAAGATACATCCGAAGAAGTTTTAAATGCCGCCAATTTCTATCAAAAATTTAGAGGACCAGATTTAACTTCTTATAAAAACGAAAGCGGCTTTCACTTTATACATAATTTACTAAGTATTACCGGAGACTTGACCCCTCAACCACTTATTTCTAAATGTGGTGACATCATAATGGTTTTCAATGGTGAAATATATAATTATAAAGACATTACCCCTGATAGTCTATCAGATGGAGAAAGTATAATCAAAGCATATGAAGAGTATGGAGCAGAATTTTTTAAATATCTTGATGGTGAATTTACTATCGTTTTGTTAGATAAGAAAAAAAAGAAATTAATTTTTGGCTCTGACACTTTCGGTACTAAGCCTATATTTTTTAGTATTCATAATAATACAATAGGTATAGCTTCATATAAGAGCGCACTGTCTGTATTAGGGTATAAAGAAATTTTTCACGTATATGGAAATTATTATTACACATACGATATAAGCAATGATAATATAAAATTAAATAAAATAACAGCTTTTGATTTAGATAATGAACACAAAGTTAATTTAGATGATTGGAAAATGGCGTTTGATGAAAGTATATTGAAAAGAACTGTTGCTGCTTCTAAAAAAATTTTTATGGGTGTTAGTGAGGGGTATGATAGCGGAGCTATTTGCAGCGCCCTGTTAAAGTATAACCTTCCTTTTAAAGCTTATTCCGTCAATGTATTAGAAAAGCCGTCTAATGTTTTATTATGGCGCCATGGATTGAGTACTAAAAATCCACCTATCATAGAAGGAAAACAGATTTTAATACCTAATATTGTCAATAAAGAGCTTATCGACCCTACAGATAGTATGCATGAGATTACTCGAGATGAAATTTTTAAAAATGTCGAGGACTATGCCTATACTCACTTTGATTTTTATAAAAATAAATTTGTAGGATATGTATGTAGAGAGACTTATGGGTTTATAGGGGCCGGTCTTATTTTTTTAAAAGCAAAAAAAGAAGGATATAAGATTTGTTTATCCGGCTTAGGTGGAGATGCCATTGGCTTTAAGGGTATTAATAAGCTATTTAAAAGGCTTAAGGATATTAATGGTGTTATAGATTATGATGATAATAATCCTTATTCTTGTGAGTATTGCTGTGGAGTCCATGGTATAGAGGTAAGATATCCCTATCTCGATAAAAAGTTATGGCAGGAAACGCTTTGGCTAGATAAATCAAAATACAATAATTTTAAAGAGCCTCAAAGACAATATATGTTAGAGCGGCAATTTCCTTTTGTGGACGTGGATACGGCGGGTAAAGAAATTTATGAAAAAGTAGGCTTTTGTAAGAAGCTACCGGAAGATTTTTTCAAGGTTTAAGATTTGCCAAGAATTTATCTCTAATATTATATTCGTTTAGAAGTTGATTTTGTTGTAAGATTTTTAATTGAGAATTAAAGGTTTTTTTGTATAGCTGTTTGAATATGCTAGTATCTACAGGGTGAAGAGAGAACAAAGTTAGATCCATATTAAATTTTTCTGAGTTGTTATTTTTAATGTCTAATGATTTTACTTTATTCTTTAGTATGCTACCCACTAAAACATCCTCCCCCTTATAGGATGTAGGTTTATTGACGAATGTACTTTCTTTTTGAGCACAAATATAGTTTAGTGCTTTTTTGCTTAAAATATAAAAACCCCCCTCTGCATAAGAAAATTTAGATATACGTTTGGGAATTTTAAAAGAATCATTACATTTAAAATAATGAATTTTTGAAGAAGCTGAAGTTTGCTTGTTAAACTTACCTATGTAGTCAAAATTTGATAAGCTGTTTAGCTCTTTTAAAAACGAAATAACGTTAAAAAATGTATCGTCATCTGTCTTAATAAAGTGGGTATAATTTAAATCTTTTACTCTATTAAAAGTAATATATGTTTTTTGTGGAAGTTGTTCATAGCTTTCTTTAAAATCTATATTTAGATATGGCTCTATATCGAGATTGTCACCACTAACAAAAAAGTAATCTATATTATTTTTTTTAAGGTCATGGCCCCAAGTTTCTTGTATATCTTTACACCTATAAATATATTTTTTACAGGTAAATATCAATACTAGCGGTCTCATAATGAATTTATTAATTAAAAGACAAAACGCAATAAAGAGTGGTGATTACTATGAATTACTCAATAGTATAGACCCTAAGCCTTTACGTTCGACCAAAATATGGGACGAACCCTATAAAACCAAGCACGGCATTATTCTAATGCCAAACTTTTCAGATCCAGATTATGAAAAAATGAATAATGAAAAAATTTACATCAAGTGTGCTGCTATAAGATTTAATAAAAATAATAAAATTTATATAACGTGCGGTAAGTCACACAAAGACTGCTTGGAAAATAGTGGAAAGTTCTTTAAGATAATAAGAAGTTACGAAAGAGGTTTTCTAACTAATAATCTAGATTATATTCCCTCCATATATGCAAATAAAATTATAAGAAATTATAAATTTAATAACAATCATTATAATTTTTATTCCCATTATAATCTTATATTTGATAAAGAGTTAACAATATTAAATGAAGAGGGTAAACTGCTTGCTATAGCAAAATATAAAATAATTACAAAAACCAGACAGAAGAATGTATTTGAGGTCGATCTTCCTGCAGATCTAAATATTCAGTCTACGGTTAGAAAATGGTTAGTTAGCATCAATTTAAAACATAAGACTGTAGTTTTTTCCGAAAGAGATAAAGAATTTATATTTTCAAAATTGCAAAAGATTTATTGTGATTTAATAAAAGTAGAATTATAGGCTTTGTAATATGTTTCGTCTACTGCATTTTTCTCTATATCAGAAGAACAAAAAAGACTTTTAAATCTTTCAAGTATAGTCTTTGTCATCGATAAAAAGAGTGTCTCGCTAGTATGTACAGGCTTCTTATGTTCTAAGAAAAAGTTACGCATATCTTTTACTTTACAGAGAGGTGGATTAAGGCCTAAAAAATGCCTAATATTTTCTTGAGATGTTAAAAGAGAGAAATAAACTTGTTTTGACCGGTGATTATTAAAAATAGAATTGTTATGCTTTCTATACGTATAGATCGGTTTTTCAATCAAATAAAAATCTTTAAAATTCTCTCTTAAAATACTACTACAGAGTTCATAATCTTGACAATATTTAAATTGTGAATTATAAAACTGTTTATTAAAGAATAACTGCCCATGGGCTCCAAAATTATAGAAAAATAAAAAATTAAACAAATTTACAACGTGAAGATTAGATTTTTTTTGTAAAGTTAATTGATTGTCTACTTTAATAAAAAAATTACTAGTAGTAAGATGAGTTTTTTGATTTTCGTCAAAAAATATTTTTAGTCTATCTAAAGAAGAAATGTCATCTGCATCCTGTCTGGCTATTATATTAGACGATGCATTAGATATAAGAAAGTTTAACGAGTCTGTAATGCCCTTTATGCTAGGGTTAGAAATGATTTTAACTCTACTGTCTTTGTATTGAGAGAGTTTAAATAGTGTTACTTCATTACATCTATCGGCAAATATTAAAAATTCATAGTCCTTTTCTGTCTGATTTAGAATACTCTGTATTGATTCATCTAAATACTGTTCGTTATTGCGAACTGGCATTACTATAGATATTTTAGGCATACATTGAAATAAAATTGTTTTTGACTAAATTATTTATTAATGAATAAAAAGATTGCTATGTTATTGGCTCTTAACGATAGTTTTGTGCTTAGTATGAAAGTTTTTTTGATTAGTTTAAAAGAAAGTAATCCATGGTTCGATGGTGATATAATATTGTTATCAGATGGTAGTTTATCAGAAAAAAATATTTTAACACTTAAAAAAATTTATAAAAACATTATTGTTATTAATGCTAAGAATAATGATTATAGTGGGTGCCTACCTACTACCCAAAAATGGGGATATAATTTATACTACAGATTTGATGTATTTGAGATGGGGAATTTAGGGTATGATCGTATTATTATATTTGATAGTGATATGGTATTTCTTAATGATATTAAGGAGCTATGGGAAGATAAACATTTGTTTTCTGCGTGTGAAAAATATTTAGGCATTCCTGAGATTGAGCCAAACAGCCCAATAGAACAAAATCGCAAAAGATTTAATTGTGGTTTAATGTCATTTTCTAAAAAATTCTTAAAGCCTAAGTACAAGCAATCTTTAATAAAATTAGCATCCGAAAAATCATGGTCGAGTGATCAGCCTGTATTTAATGTGTGTTTCGCCGGTGATGTATTCTACCTTCCGCAAAAATATAATGTGGTTTCATCTATAGCCTCTGTACAATCCTTAAAAGATGCACATATTATTCAATATCATGGTTTTGTTAAGCCGTGGCATTCAGATAAAGCAGAAGAGTGTTTTGAAGAATTTGTAAAGGATGAAATAACAAAAAATGCAACATCTAGTAAACTAATAATTAACAAGCTAAAATACATTTTTGATAGTTACGTAGAAAAAAGTAAGATATATGTCTAAATTTCCAGAAAAAATAATTGATTTGTTTTTAGCAATAAAACAAGAAAGACAAGCACCTTTTTCTACAGAGCAATTTAAAGCAATGTCGGTAAGAATTAACCCGCACGACGGTAGTCTTGATGAGGTGGATAATCCTATTGAGACTGTTGTGTGGTTGTGTGACACTTATGGCTATAAGGAGTTTGTAGATACAGCAATAGATAATCTCTATAGAGAATCTGAAAGGGAAAAACTACTAACCAACATACAAGTGTTAAAAGAAGAAAACATTATACATAGAGAGCCTCCTATTTGCTGTGCACCATATACATCGCTTAATTTTGATTCTACAGGAAATGTCAATGTATGCTGTTATAATAGACAGCATGTCTTAGGTAGCTACCCCAACAAAACTATAAAAGAAATGTGGAATAGCACAGAGAGAAAAGATTTAATAGCTGCATTATCTAAGTTAGATTTTACAAAAGGCTGTGATTTGTGTTATAAAGGCATTCTTGCATTAAACAAAAATATATTAATTAAGAAGTTTAATTCATGGCGTTCTAGTATATACAATGATATGCCGGTAAATATGGATTTTGAATTTGGAACAGTTTGTAATTACGAATGCATTATGTGTGGTGGAAAGTGGTCATCTTCTATAAGAAAAAATAGGGAAAAACTACCACAACTAATATCACCCTATGATGATGCTTTTGTCAATCAACTTAAAGAATTTATACCTCATTTAACAACGACAAATTTTCTAGGCGGTGAGCCGTTTTTAACACCTTTATATTATAAAATATGGGATAGTATAGCAGAAATTAATCCAAATATATCTGTTCTTGTAACTACAAATGGTTCTATTTTAAACAAAAGAATAGAAGATTTATTTGCAAAACTTCCCAATATGGGTATATTGCTATCTATAGATTCTTTAACAGAATCTAATTATAATTTTATTAGAAAAAATGGTAATTTTAACATGGTACAAAAAAATATAGAAAAATTGCTTTCGCTTAATAGATTATATTCGCTTCTGTTTTGCCCGCTAATTCAAAATATTTATGAAACCCATAGAATAGTCGATTTTTGTGTTAAAAACAAATTACGTTTATATATTAATACTGTACATGGCCCCCTGGGGAGTCGAATTAAAGGGATTCATGAAAACGGTAAAGAAGAATATGTATGGAATGGTCTATCAATGGAAAAAATTAATCATACTAATGATGTACTCATACCTGAGTTTTGTATAGAAACATTATCAAAGCAAGAATTAAAGAAAATTATCGAATATTTAAAGTGTTTATTGTTTTACCCTGAGCCTTATAAAACTATGCTGGAAGGATTAATTAATATAATTAAGGGCTATTTATCTAAAGACTAAAGACCGGCCAACTGGGTCAATAGTAATTTGAGGCCCGGGTGAAAGCTCTTCTGGCCAAAACATAATTAATTCTTGAATACTTTTTACTGAATCAAACCTTAAAGCCTCAACAACAGTCTTAAGCTTCTCTCTTAATAAATTTATTTCTAAAATCGTTTCCTGGTCGTCAATTTCCTTGGCTTCTGCTTCCTCTTCAGATAAAAGCTTAATAGCTGTTTCGTATTTGCTTCTAATAAGACCTCTCCATATATCTTTAGCCTCATCAAATTTAATACCACTACCTATATTAAGATAGGCATACTCTAAATTTAAAGGTAAAAGTGTTTGCATAATATTTTGCGCCCATATAAGCTCTTTATCATATAATTCAATAAAAGGAAGACAACCGGGGTAAAAATAGGAATAAAGCCATTTGCGAATTCTGTCTAATACAATAACTCTTTTCTTACCATTCTTATATTCACTGTCATACGGAAGATATTGAAGTAATATGGAAAAATCACTAATATTACTAACAGTCTTTTTAATTCTCTTTAAATCTTGCTCTTCTACATAATACTGCTTCAAAAACGAAATGTATATTTTATAAAAGCTTTTTACTATTTTATCCTTATCTTTTTCCAAGATTTTTGCTATTGGTAGTTTTAATGCACGTGCAATATAAAAGTGATCGAGCTTATCATTAAGTTCGAGATAGTCGTTCTTTTTTTTATTTTTTAAATAATATTTTAATTCATCTATATTAGGGCTTACACTATAACACATTATACTTTCATAATCTTTAACGTTGTATTCTTTTCCGGAAAGAAGGCTTTTGTTATTCTTAACAAAGTCAATAATTACATGCGATCTTGATGAACCTGTTCTTTTGACTCTTAAGATATTGTTTGGATTTGACTTAAAAAAGGTTAAGTCTACGCTCATATATTATATTAGCTTAATAACAAAATAATCCAGATTAAATGTATGCTGGGGTGGTGACGTTTTGTGTACTGCTATTACAGCTATAAGAGTTTTGCACGTACAGCGAATATAACGTGTTACCGCAAAGATTGGTATAGGTGAACCCACCTCCTCCGTTAGACCCGGCAAACCCACCATTAATATAGTAGTTTACAGAACCACCGGCAACACCTTGCCAATTACCTGCTGTACTACTAACAGAAATAGATGCTCCTCGACATAAGCCTCCACAACCGCCGCCTGTGTTACAAGGTCGAGGGGGTTGTGTTTTCCCTGTAACAGAGAAAGAAGGTGCTGGGGGCGAATAAAGTGTTATGTTACCGGTTACTAATGTAGCATTATAATTTGTTGCATCATCATTAAACCCATCATTAAATCTTAATGTAACAGTTCTTACCGCTGAGGAAGAACATGATGTGCCGCCTGGGTTATAAGCGTTGTTAAACGTTCTTTGAAAGCCTGCTGTTGAAACCACTGATGATCCTGCAGGTGTAGTTCCCCAGGTAAAATTTGCATCTCTTGAACTTATTCTACCAAATCTTGATCCTGCTCCTGAAAAATTACCGGACGCGGTAAAATTGCCGCCATAAGCTACAGTAGCTACATTCCAGGTAGGGGTTGTAACACCGGTGATCGTAAAATGTGATATATTTATATTTGGGCCTGTTCCACCAGCGGCATTAGAAAGACCTTTAACCGCTTGCCCTGTAGCAGCTGCTAGCTGATTTAATGACAGATTATTGCCGGTTGTCGGCATGTTACTTCTCCAACGTCTTAGATGCTTCTAAATCTTTAACTTTTGCTGTAAGCTCTTTTATTGCTTCAACAAGTAAAGGAACAATCTTATCATACTGAACAGTTAAATAATTTTGACCGGAAATACTCTTACTATTTCCGTCTGAATCAAACGGAGCTAGTTTTACGGATTCTGGTAAAACTTCTTTCACCTCTTGAGCTATTAAACCGACTTTGTTTTCTGTATCATTATAGCCAAAAGAGTTTGCCACATCATTATTAGTATAATATATGCCGTTTAGCTTGTTTACTTTTTCTAGAGCACCAGAAATATTACCGCTAATGTTTTTTAATCTTTTATCAGAATAATATGCAATGATATCTTGGGTGGCTTGAATATTACCTGTTACCGAGAGGGTACCAGCATATCCGTTAGAAGCAAAAATACTACCTGTGACCGTTAAATTACCGTTCCACCCTTGAGTAGCAGAAATATTACCGGTAACTCCAAGATTACCAGCCCAGCCTGTGCCTGATATTGTTCCAGAAGCAACAAAATTACCTGCATATCCTGCAGAGGCATTTACCGTGCCATTAATTGTAACGTTACCGTTTGTTGTAATGCTCTTAACGCTAATATCGTACATGTTATTGGCGCTATTAAATAAATCTTTTAACTGCTTGGGATTGATACTTGTTACTGTACTAGTACCAGCGCGTGCGTCAGATAAAGTTGCGAAATTAACAGAAATTGTTGCTACGGCCATATACCATATTTATGTCTAGAAAACTATTTTCCAGTTAAACTAAGTTTTTTTAGTCTCGTATTGTAAAATTTAAATATTTCAATAGCACCACTATCTCTATTATAATCGTCCAAATAACATACTAATGGTATTTCCCAACTACATATTAGTCGTGCACAATCAGAGCACGGTAATAATGTACAAGCTATCATTCTTGCCTCGCCTCTTTTAAATAAACTCAATAGATTCTGTTCAGCATGAATAATATAAGGTAGCCTTTTATCTCTATTGCGCCAAAAGGAATTGCTTACTTTTTTACCGGATACAAGACCATTATAAGCAATACCTAAAACCCTATTATTATAGCCAAGGGCACATGCACCAACTTTTTTAAAAGGATCTTCACTTCTCTTAGAAGCCTCACGAGCTAACAATAATGCATACTCTTCCCACGAAATTCTATTCTTCAGCATCTTCATGGTGTAAGCATTTTAATATTTCTTCTTCCATGTAAGGAATATTGATAATATGCCATTTTCCGGCTACTTTTTCATAATTTTCTGGCTCCTTGCGTTCATACCAAAAAATCTTTAATCTTAACGGTTCTAGACCAGACATTAGCTTATAGAGAAATGCGTACATGCTTAGCTGTAAGGAGTATGTATGGTACTCTGAGCACGGAAAATGCTCTAGCGGCTTTAACATTCGATGCCCAAACGGAGAAGTATATCTAAATTGCTTGTTGGTTTTAAAATCATAGACATTAAACGTTTTTTTATCTTTGTTTTGAACAATAATATCAGAGGTTCCAGCAATACCATACTTCCTGTTATATACCAAGTTTTCAAACATACTTCTCTTTGTATCAAGGGAAATATTTAACGCTTTAAAACCGTTAATTATTTCCTTGTAATGAGAGTCAATAATTTTGTTTTTACTAAGAAATACCTCTAAAACTTTATGTACTTTTGTTCCAAAATTTGCACTATCATCCCTCTTCCTCTTCCATAGATCTAAAACGGTTTGAACTGTTACATCTTGACTTCTGGCTACCCTATAAGCAATATCCATTTCATCAAAAGGATATTTGAATTTTTCTACCCATCTTGTTACACTAGTATACTGAAATTTATCCTTAGGGTCAGTATATGTATGTTCTTTTGCATCAAAAACAGGTTTGTCCGCTAGCAGTATTTTAGGCACAACTAATTATAAACAAAAAAAAGAAATATCAAGCCTTATAATACACACAGGTAAGTGTTTTTGGCATTTCCGTCATGTGAACTAATTTATATCCGAGCTTTTTTAACCCACCATCCATAATACTAAACCAATCATGCTCTACATTCACAAGAATGCTATGATGGGCCGTGTCTTCGTATACGTGTGAAGAAAATTCTTCACAGAATCCTCGAACAGATGAATGTGTTTTTTTCACACATATATTTATTCTAGTTCGTCGTCGTCCTCAAGATCGTCGAGGGAAGAAATATCGAAAGGATTTTCTGTAGAAAAAGAAAGGTCATTTTCATAGCAATATGATTTGAGACCGCTACTGATAGCATCTAACTGTTCTTGAGACAAATAAAGAATGCCAGACTCTTTAGAGTCTATAATCAACTTTACATGAAGTGATCCGCTGGCGCTTTGATCTACAACTTGTAGATGAAAACTATTCATTAATCACGCTCATGTATTTATTATTTATTCTTTCCAGTTACTGTGTCTACAAATAGAAATGCATTATTTTGGGCATCTTCTAAAGTATCATATTCTTTTGGTAATTCAATGACATCTAAATGGTCACAGAGGAAGGCACCATTAACTGTTGGGCGGTATTTGCCTTGCTTATTTTTCATTATTGTTATATAACAACATTTATAGTCTCTAAGTGTAAATACATTTTGGTCAGGATCAGATTCCCATTCGCTATTATATTTAAATTTTTCTATCCGGTTTTTAGTGGGCTTGTAGCTGCGTCTAACCCCAAGCTGGTTATATTTCTTAAAAGTTTCTAAATTAGGATTCAAAAATAAAGCCTTTTTCTAGATTGTAGACTTCATTGTTTTTGCTGTCTTTAATGGAGACAACATCTTCCCTAAGCTGATTATAATAGTTATTTGCCTCTTTATGGGCCAACCAACTGTCTTCCGCTTTAATAGTTACAGATCTGCTTTTATCTGAACTATATACGTTTTTAATAACTACTGTAAACTTTTCCATATCCATATAATAAGAGGTATTCTAAAAAAATCAATATAAATAATTTGATTTTACATATATTTTCTTTTATACTCTATAAATGAAGAACGTCCTAATAATCAATGGTGCCATAGGTGGGCGAACTGGCAATACTTCAATGTTGTTAAGAAAAATTAAGCGAATGCTTCTCAAAAAAAATGATTCTGTTCGTGTTAGAATTATTCATTTATCTCCTTCATTTTGTTGGAATAGCGTTAAACGTGCTATTAAAAAAGCAGACGCATTAATTTTTTCAACAGGTACATATTGGGATAGTTGGGGGTCAAGTATGCAGCAATTATTTGAAAAGATGACTGTATTAGAAGGATCTAAATATCTTGTCGGTAAACCGGCTTGTGCAATAGTTACAATGCACTCCGTTGGTGGTAAAGAAGTTTGTTCAAGAATTCTAGGAAATTTAGTTAGTTTGGGTTGTATGATTCCCCCTTTTGCAGGTTTTGCATATTCCTATGCCGATCACGTTGCCCATAAAACACGTACATCCGGTAGAAGACTTTTAGATGATGTGTGGCATATTCAAGATTTAGAATCGTTGTTAGCAAACCTATTAAAAGCTGCAACAATAGAAATAAAACCAGATTATGAAGTCTGGGATTTCTTGAATACAACCGCATTCGACCCGACAACTGTTTGGTTGAAATGAAAATTATTTTTTCAAGAAATTCCCATAAGTGGTTAAAGCGTTTTAATATTTGTTACAGATCACTTAAAGATGTAGTTTCCTATCTATGCTACAAGGAAGGCTATCCCTCTAACAAGACCCTTCACATTCATATTAGAAGTAAAGGGTACAGTGATTTTGATATAAGCAGGAACGAAATTAACATTGGAATAGACTGTAAGTCTTTTAATAAAAAACTAAGAGTTAGAAGAATGATAAGAAACTTACTGCATGAATTAAGACATTTTATCCAATATAAAATTCAACACAAGCCAGTTAGTTTTGAATATTCATATAAAGATATGATCAATGTATCAGACAAATATTGGTATGCGCCAGAAGAAATAGATGCTCGTAGATACGAAATTCAAAAATTAGATTTTGTTGTTAAACGGTTAAAAAAACTTAACCGGTAGGGGGTGGTGCCCCACCGGCCGCAGGGCCCGGTGCACCCTCTGCTGGAGCAGGCCCGCCTTCAGCAGGAACTCCACCTTCTGGTCCACCAGCCGGGGTAGGTCCAAAAGCAGGCGGTAATGTACTTGCGGCTCCACCACCAACACTTGCACCACCAACTTCACCACCTTCTGCTGGAGCAACACCCGCTAAAGCATTTTCTTTCCAATTAGGGCCTCCAGCTTTAATTTGCTCTAATTCCCAGCTAAATGCCATATCTTTTCTCATAAATTCTCTATTTGCAAGAATTTCTACATCTGTCCAATCCATGTATTTCTTTAATGCATATGTCTTACTAATATTATCAGCTGATTGAATTATGTCACCGAATGTCTTTGATTTGATCTCCTGTTTTTGTGCCTCTCTCATCTCAAAGAAGTTAATTGGTACATTAAACTCAATATCAATGTTAGTTTCCTTAAGATCAAATTTTTCCCAAAGCTTTCTAAGCTTTAAATGCGTTACAAAACCATTCTTTAAGCCTTCAGCAAATTGCTGCTGCATTCTAACAATAAATTTAGCAAATTTTAATTCCTCACGAAGAATGTTCATATCATCTTTGTAGCCAGTTTCAGCATTAAGTCTGGATACTGGTACCTTTAAGCTCTTATAAAGTTTCTTTAAGAAATAGTTCATTTCCTCTAGCCCCCAAGCTTGATTTGCACCTTCTAATTGTCTTACATCTGTACCTTCAGAACCAGCGCGCTTTGCAAACCAGAAATTATCTAAAATACTTTGTGGGTTATATTTTTTAAGAGCCCCTCCGCCTTGCTGCGCATCAAAACTCTTAGATGACCAATATTGGTTCATTAATTTACGCATATACGCTTCTGCTTTTGGTGCAGGCATATTGCCAACATCTACATTGAAGATTAAACGCGCAGGTGCTCGTGCCAACCTATAAATTACGACCGCATCTTCTAATAGACTAATCTGCCTATATGCTCTTCTTGCGTTCTCTATGAACGGAAGTCTTATTGTCTTGTTCTCATTCCATATACCAGAGTTAATATAAGTTATTTGATTTTTGTCCATTGGAACAAGCTTATATTCCAATATCTTGGTAGGGTTGTTTTTGTCAAAAACTGGCTTTCTTAACAAGAAGCCCTTAATCATCATATTCTGTACATTGCCAAAAATAGGATCAACAAATTCGTTAGGTACAGTTATAACTCCTAATATTCCTTCATCCTCGTATTGCTTGTGGATAATATGTTCAAAGTATAACTCACCATCAACTAGTAGTGTTCTAAAATATTCCCACCCTTTATGGGACAAATCAAAATGTTGAATATATTTTTGAAACTCTTCTTCTAGAACTGTAGTGTCTTTGTCATTTAAATCTAGATCTAGAAACTTAGCATGAACTACTTTGCCTTTTGAATCTTTGTTTATTGCATCATCACATATTTCATCTAGCGCATCGGCTACTTCAGAAAAAGATGCCATTGTTCTGTAGTCTCTTAATCTAGATACTTTGTCATGTTGCACATTTGCATACATGTATTGGGTGAAATTGTTATCTAGACCAATAATGCCGGATGGGTCTAAGCTATTATATTCAGTATTACTGCTAATGCTTTGTCTGGCTAGTGCTTCTGTTCTCTTACTGCCTGTATCTTGAAATACTTTAAATTTGGGATTTAGTTTACTTATAGTATCAATAGATGTATAGCTCTGATAAGGAAGCTTAGAGTTAATATAACTCATTAACGAACGACCAAATGTCGATTCACGTCCAGAATCAGAATTTCCGTACTCAGGCATAATAGATATCTTATTTATACGTTAAAAAATATATTCAAATGAAATTTACCAGTTGATTTTTGTGTTTATACGCTATAAAATGTATTGTGGGTTATTAAGACAAACCCTTTAATATGAAAGAAAAAAATTCCGGGAAAAAGCTTTTTTTGCTCACGCGTTTTGAAAATTGTTTATCCCCATCTAATGACTTTGTCTTTTATATAGGATATGAGAATCATCAATTTACTAGTACCTTATCTTTTTGCGCGCGCGCAAACGTTACAATATTATGATACCAATAATTAGATTTATATATCCTCATATACTATTTCATCGCAAAACTGATGATGGTATAGAGTGCGGTCCTTTTATTACCAAATTAGATACCGGTATTTTTTATAGCAGATACGATTACGGTTATATCTTTCAAATTTCTATTCTTGGCTTTGGTGTGAACATAGTGTGGACTAATCTATAATACATATTATAATTGTTCTATGATTTTAAATGATATTAAAGTTTACGATGGGGTGTTATTACATAAGAGATTTGCTTACCGGTATTTTAGAGATAAGTGCCTTCCAATTGGTAATATAATTGCTTTTAGAGCTCCTGCCAATGTGGAGACAGAAGGATTAATAGATCAAGAAGATTCCTTAAATAAAGACTTTATCTACAGCGAAGACATGATTCATTTTTTGTATGAGATACCTCTAATTACAGAAAGTTTTGGTGCCATTTGTTATCAGAGAATGTTTAATGCAAATATTGCAAATATACTCTACAAGTATATTCAAGCACCAATTGAAGTAGATGGGGATGATCTTATGGTCACGAAGGAGTTTACCCAGGGTGGTGTCACTCAACAAAAGGGTAAATGTAGTGTTAGTATTGTACACGTAAAAGATGGGGCCGCGCTCGGTCATACTGGTATCAATGTGGTTGCTGGTAAACGCGCACCTGCATTTGCGTTTAGTACTAATCTTGATAATGACCAGGCTGTATCCTTTATGAAGGATGTAGTTAATTTCTTTTACCAAACCAACGACGATATTTTTATAGCATCTACAAAGATTATTTCACATTAATATGTCTGACCATACGTCACAATATGGTCAAGATAGATTTATCTTAGATATCTATAAAGATAGAGTAGGTTTTTTTATTGAGGCCGGTGCCCATAACGGTGTATTTCAAAGTAATACCTACCCCCTAGAACAAAAAGGATGGAAAGGGTTATTAGTTGAACCAAATCCTATTTTTAGAGATAATCTTAAATTAACAAGACCGGGTTCTATTATTGAAGAGTGCGCCTTAGTTTCTTTTGATTATAAGGAAGCCACAATTAAAGGTAGTTTTTTTAATGATGACCCATCCGGTGGTTGTACAGAATCACACAACACAACTATTGAGGTACCAGCAAAGACTTTGACTTCTCTTTTGAAAAAACATAATATTAATGAAATCGATTTTTTCTCTCTTGATGTAGAAGGGTTTGAAATAGAAGTTCTTAAAGGTTTAGACTTTAATCGTTATAGTCCAAAATATATTTTATTTGAAGAACACTGGGGCAATAATCATGATGGTACCGGTAAGTATTACAGTGAAAACTATATTAATTTTTTTACAATACGGAATTATACTTTATTTCATAAATTTACTGATTCCCATTTACTGTATAAGCATAATAACGCATGAATATATTTGATATTATTGATGGCATCGCTTTTAGTAAAAAAAATAATTTAATAGATTCTCCAGAATCAGAAAAAGAGTTTTCACTATATCTTGTCAATCGGTGGTTATCTATGCTTGACCCGCTTGCGGCTAAAGTAGTAAATTTAACATCCAATAGAAATTTAAGACAGTTTACAACGGTACAAGATCAATACAAACTCTTGGTTAATGTTTTGCCGAGATTTAAAAGGCAGAGAATTAACTATATAAAAAAGCCAAAAACAATTAAAGACTCTTGATTTTAAGGTAGTTTGTACATAAGTGACTATATATGGCAAACGTAGATCAACTTGGACCAGTACAGAAAAGTTTAATAGATCTTAGCTCACATTCAAGAAATTCACTTAATAGTGTTTTCGTAGGTTATAATCTTTCAAAACTACTAGATGATATTTTACTAGTAGAATTTGTTGATGAAGGCGGTACATCGAACACTATTGTAAGAAATGGTATAGTTGTTCCTGTTAATGCAGATACAAATGCCTGGCGCATTGGTAAGGTTATATTGAGGGGTGATAGTTGTAAGTTAGTAAAGGAAGGTGATTATGTATGTTTTCCCAATAATATGGGAGTTCCTATTGCTAATATTGAAGTAGTAAATTATGGAAAACTAAGCCACGGGATATTTCTTAATGAACAAAGAATATTCGGTGTCGTACAACCCAGAAAAGAAGATGTTAGTATCTCTAGCAAGCCTGAAAAGCGTACTTCAAAACAACGTCTGTGAGATAAAGTTTGCCCGCAGGCGCCCCCGGCCTGGTAAACCTATGACAAGAAGAATGTTATGTACTAATGCACAGGCTGTTCTTAACAGTGTAGATGGAAGAGTAACTCTTAATTATAAACCTGCAGTTAAAGGTACAAGATATAGTCCAGATCAGAAAAATCTTGTCATTGTGTGGGATCTTTTTATGCAGGATTATAGGTGTGTAAATTGCGATAGTTGTGATTTAATTACCAGTATACCTGCAGGTCCAGCATTTTGGAAATACTTTAGAGAAAATTTAGCAAGAATGACAACTCCTCAAAAGATTGCTTATATGGATTCTTAATATGTACGTAGAGAAATTAGAGAAAAGCATCAACACTTTGTTACAACAGAAGATATCTTTTTCTGTAAACGGTAAATCTATAAAGACTGGTAGACTTATACTTTTTTGTATAAAAGACTTTTACTTAATTTTTACCATAATGGTTAATCAAACTAAGAAAGTTTTTGAAGTTCCTTATCCATACAATTTTTGTATAGGTACAAAAAAAATAATTTTTGATTATTCTGTTGACAGCTTGTGTAATGAAGATAGAAAAATTTTAGAGTATGCAAAGTTTCTTATACCCAAAAAGCCTGGAAAATACTTTAATACTAAAGCAGAGATAGTAGTAGTTGAAGATCAGATTTAATAAGTAAATAGATTATGATCATTAACTGTGAAGTCGTTCTCGATAAGAAGAAGTCTTCCAATAAGTTATATTTTGACAAAAAACTAAAACAGTTTAGTAATGCCGTAAAAAGATGTGGTATTCTTGAAGAAGTAAAGCTTTTAAGATCTTATTTAAAACCATCAGCCAAAAGAAAGTTAGCATCAAAGATTAGTCATAATAAGTGGAAGTATTATTGAAGTAGTTGGTCGGATTCACTACTAAATAAGATATATGAAGCTTCCTACTCATTATTTTGAGATCAAGGATCTATTAATTCAGTTTTTAGCAGCATTTGATGATGTTGTTATTAAAAGATATAATAAGAATAGAGTGGCTGAGGCCTCTCAACAGGTAAGATACATTTATGCACCAAAACAGAGAGTACTTCACGATTTAATTAACCCTGGTCAAAATTTATCTCTACCTGTCGTTAGTGTAACAATAGGTAGTATTTCCCGAGATAATAATAGAGTTTTTAACAAAAATGCCGGGTTCTTTGCTCCAAGCAATCCAGTTGAAGATAGTCCGGGGAATGTAACGTTTTTCTATAAGGCCCCTGTCCCAATTAACATTGATGTAAAGATGAGTATTATTACTAGATATCAATCAGACATGGATCAAATTTTAAGTAATTTTGTTCCTTTTAATAATCCTTATATTATATTAAGCTGGACAGTTCCAAAAGAATTTAATCTTCCATATACTCAAGAAATTCGCAGCGAAGTTTTATGGAATGGATCTATAAACTTAAATTACCCTACTGATATTAATGGTAATCAAAAAGCTCAAATAATTGCAGATACTGCATTTACTATTAAAGGCTGGATGTTTCCTGATCCTCAGGCCCCGGTCAAAAATATATTTAAAATTGATACCCAGCTTACAGCTGTTAGCACTGGGGTATCTCTTGATTATGGTAGCTACACATTTCTTAGGACACAAGTTATATCCAATACTGACCCTGCACTTTCTGCATTTTCTAATACAGAAACTGTTACAGTTTCAGGGCGACCTCAAATATCAGAAGTAAAGTTATATACCCCTCTGGGAGAACCATAATGCCTAATATTACAGTAAAAGTAGGTACCTCTGGAAAACAAATCTATCTTTATGGTGATATGTTTAGCTACAAAACTGATGCTGGCTTATATTTAAGTTCTAATAAATTTGATGGTAAGCAAAAATCATATAATTTTTATACCGGGGTAAAAAGTACAAGTGCAGGTAATCCGCCTTTTAGTGCTTATCCTATTTTTGATTATGTAACACATACTAATAATGCTATGTCTTTTACGCTTCCTACTTTTTATACACCGCAGAAATTAGAAATTATCTTTGCAAATGATGCAGGTTACCAAAAAGCATCTGAGGCAAAAAGATTTGACTATATAGAAATAGTAGAATAAAATAGTGGAAATAAACTTGTAGATATATAAGTAGTAGTATGACAGATACTAACAAAAATTTGACTCCGCGTGAAAAGGAACTAGTAGAAGCTAAGAGCAAAATTGAAGAGCTTCTTAATCAATACAAGGCCGCCTTAGTACCTGTAACATTAATTAGTGGTACACGTATTCTCAGCCGTGTTGATATTGTTCCTAATGAAGCGGTTGAAAATAATTCTTCAGAGTCGTAATTAAAGAATTATTTAGTTTAATACCTTCTTTTACGGTAAAATAAACTAAATAATTCTATGGCCTACCGTTCATTTGCCGATTTTTCACGGACTAGTCCGCTTCCTTCAGATTATCTAGTAGGTTACAGACCGTTTCAAGGTGAGTTTCAAGTAGATTTTTACGCTATATCTAATCTTCTTAGTGGTGGGTTATGGAGCACACCAAATGTTTTGTATGTAACAGTAAGTGGATCTGATGGTAATGTAGGTACAGCAGAAAATTATCCTTTTAAAACTATTAAAAGAGCTTGTCAGTTTGCGGCACAAAACCCCCAAAGGCAATGGACTATTTTTGTAAAGACCGGTGAATATCATGAATTAAACCCAGTGTTTGTACCACAACGCACTTCCATTATTGGTGATAATTTAAGACGTACAAGTGTATTTCCTAGAAACTCTGCATTAGATTTATTTTGGGTTACTAATGCAGATTATATCTGGGGATTTACATTCAGAGGTCATAAACGCCCGGGGGCAGCTATAGCGTTTCCTCACTTAAACACTGCTGAACAAGACTACCAAGTAGCCTTTCAAACTCCAGGCTATATTGTGTCTCCACCTACCGGTAACAAACACGTTCCTGGACATCCCCTTTATATCTTTACTAGTCCTTATGTACAGGGGTGTAGTTCTATTACACAATCAACTGCCCCGGGTAGAGATGATGCCGGAGCCGGTATGAGAATCGACGGGGACAGAGTAGGAGGATTCTTGAGAAGTATGGTTCTTGATTCCTATACCCAGTTTAATGAGGGTGGAGATGGTATTATAATACTGAACAATGGTTATGCGCAGCTTGTTAGTATCTTCACTATTGGCGGTACAACGGCTGTTATGGTGAGTGCAGGGGGTCAATGCGATATTAATACCTCTAATGCATCATTTGGTTTATCTGGTCTTGTTGCTTTTGGAAAATCTAACGCACCAATGTTGACTGGTACTTTAATAAGAGACGTTTCTGCAGGTGAAGGTAGCTTTTTAGTTAAAGATATATTTCCCACATTATTGGCAAGATATCCTGCAGAATTAATGGTATTTGACTGCGCAGGGGAGCAACAAAAAACATTACATACATTAGTATCTGCTCTTAGTGTCGGTGGTAATGGGTACCCTGCTTATACATATGAATTAATTGCTGAAGATACAGTTCAGTCCTATATTTCTAGCGGCCCACTTATTCCTGATCCAAATGAAGATGGAACGGAGAATGCTGTGTACTTGTACTTCAGAAGTCAAATTTTAGCTAGTGCATATACTATGGAATATGTTGGTGCTGGGTCTACTTTGGCGACTGCTTTGCCTGTTTTAGGTGGTGTAGCCAAGCCGGAAAACGAGGTCAGAGCAACCGACGGTGCAAGAATATTTGTAACTTTAACCAATGAGAAAGGTGATTTTAAAGTAGGGTCTGACTTTACTATTAGACAAGCCACAGGTACTATTGAAGGAAGAACCTTTAATAGATCAATATTCTCACTTATAACTCCATTTGTACTATCTTTGGAATAAATAAAATATATGGCTCAGATTCCTTTAAATAAATTTGTTAGACGGTTTAGATTGCTAACCGATATAAATACTGATTTTACTCCTTTCTATATCTGTCCCTCTCAACGAGCTACAATTATTCTTACAGTTCAAGCAGCAAACATGACTAACAAAACAGCTACGGTATCTGTAGGTATATCTAGCGCAGCCGATAAAACTTTATATTACCTAGTATCTGGATTTACGGTACCAAGAAACGATTCAGCAAATGTAATTTTAGGTAAAGTATTAATAATAGACGGAGACGCAATTCTCGCTTATACTGATACAGATACAGCAAGCGGTGTACACGTCTCATTTTCACTTCTAGAAGCATTCAATGATACATAATGAACACACCTTTTTTAATAAGTGGTAAAGAACATCCAACACCACCAACTAACCCTAATCCTGAACGTTACGAATTTTTTACTCTTAAAGATGCAGAGCCCAATTTAGGTGCACCTATCGGTTTATCGCCAGCTCTTAGTGCAGCATTCGTCTTAGTATCAACACCAGCCGGGGTAAGGAGTTTTGCTTCTACTGTAAATTATGATGCAGTTAGAAATCAATTTGTTGCTAATAGTGCATTTTGGCAAAATACTTATGTCGGGGTAAGGGCAAATAGCGGTAATTGGAATTCTACTTATACAACATTAAGACTTAATAGTGCAACCTGGCTAACAGAACCTTCTGCTAGCGCATTGTTCTTTAAGTTAACCGGTGGCTCTATTTTTGGTGATGTACGCGTTGAAGGCGATCTTGTAGTTGTCGGAGTACTTTCAGCTCTTGGAGGTATAGCTACTACAGATACAAAGGTTGTTGAAACAACTGCATTAAGAATTGTTAATATAGGTCAAGGACCTGCTCTCTATGTAGAGCAAACCGGTTTTGACGATATAGCACAATTTGTTGATACTGAAGGAGGCGTTGCTTTACATATAGGAAACATTACACCTTGGGTTCCAGGAATGAACACCGGTATTATTGGTATTAATACAGAATACCCTAACCATGAATTAACAGTAGCAGGCTCTATTAGCGCTACAGGAAATTTATATGTAACTACACAATATTTTAGTGGTAATAAAACGCTAGATTACGTTATTTACGAAGCTATACCCCCTATTCTTCAGTCAACATATGCAACAATGACTGCTAATAGTGCCAGCTGGGAGTCAGTGTACAGTTCATGGTTCTCTACAAGCAGTCAATATGCAACCAAAGCAGATTTATCTAGTTCTAATTTTATCTTATCAGGTGCAACTTTTAGAGGGGATGTTCGAATTTTTGGTAATTTATTTGCCTCAGGTAGTTCATTCCTAGCAAATACTATTATTACAACTACTAGTGCACTTAGCGTTATTAATGAAGATAAAGGACCTGCACTTTACTTAAGACAGGGAGGTACCGGTCAAGTATTAGCTGAATTTTATGATGCAGAGTTCGATAATCCTGTTCTTCTAATAGGTAATGCTCAAAATACTGATGGTACCCAACCCCAAGGGGTTATTGGAATTAGAACCGGGATACCAAATAGAACTTTAACTATTGCTGGTACACTTAGTACAACTAGCACCTATAATGATTTAATTATATTTGGTGAAAGAAGCAGTGTTGTTATAGGTAGAAATGTACCTACATTAGGCAAAATTGGTGGATTTAGCAATGTACTTATTGGGGAAGAAGTTGCAACAAATATAGGTTTTAGTATAGATTCTGTGCAAATAGGTTATAGGGCAGGTAGAGATATTGTTGACGGAAGCGAAAATGTTTTTATTGGTTCTAATGCTGGTACAAATTTTAGTAATGCTAATTCCAACGTTGTAGTTGGTTTTAGAGCATTAACTCTACAAGGTGATGGAGTTGGTAATGTAGCTGTAGGTCATAGTGCAGGTGATAATTATAATTTTGGTAGTTTTAATATTTCTATTGGAACTGATGCAGGCGGACTTGTACAAGCAGGAAGCTATAATATTCATATCGGTACCAGTGTAAATAATACTTTAGGTTCATTAACAACACTTGATAATACTATATTAGTAGGTCGAGAAGCTCAAGCAACAAGAAATCAACAATTTATATTGGGGTCTCCAAATTATAGATATTTAGAAAGTGTATTTTTTGGAGACATAAAAATTGATGGTACACTTAGTGCAAGCGATACGAGAGTAGCAGCGTTTACAGCTGTAAATTCTAGTTTATTTAGAGAAAATGCTACTTTTATTAAGGATGTTAATATTATAGGTAATCTTACTATTGGAAATATAACTACAGCAGCAGGAACTTTATTCTTCGGTGATGTTACTATTACTAAATCTCTATCAGTTCCCTCTCTTACTGCTAATAATATTTTTGTAGATAGATTACTCGCTACAAAACCTATTACCGCGTACGATGGTATTGAAGGGGTACGATATGTTTATCATAGTCAATCGTTCAATTCAACAGGAACAACAACAACATTTACGTTGGTAAGTGCCGCGTACTCACCCAATGAAATAATGGTATTTGTTTCCGGTGTCTATCAAAATAAATCTGCTTATTCTCTCCCTTCTCCATTTACATTATTAATGTCGGAAGCGGTACCAGCAGGGACTGATGTTTTAGAAGTGCAATATGTGAACGCTTCACCTTTACCCATTAGAAATACAATTGTATCGGTTGATGATAATACTATAGGGGCTAATAAGCTAACCAGTAATTCTGTAACAACAGTAAAAATTGCTGATGGTAATGTTACTCCAATAAAGCTTTCTACAGGGGCTCCTTCTTGGGATATAGCTTCAAATGTTACAATAGCCGGCAATATAAGCAGTAATAACATCTTTCCTCGGGCTAATAATACGTGGGATCTAGGAAGCCCTGCGTTAAGATGGAGAAATATCTTTACACAAGATTTACATCTGAGCAATTCAATAGGTGATTATACTATTGTTGAAGGTGAAGATAATCTATATATTATAAATAATAAAAGAAAGAAAACATACAAGTTTGCGTTAATAGAAGTAGACCCGGCAGAAGTTCCTAAGGTATCAGAGAAGGATTAAACGGATCGTCAGGAAATATCTTATAATTTTTTTCTTCCATTCTCTGTGACGCAGGCAATTCTGTACTTTCTTGAATTAATAAATCAGTGTTAGTTATAATTTCTTCGTTTTTAGCTTGCTGAATTTCTATATATCTCTTGAGAAACTCATCTGTACATGTCTGAATCTTAAAATTAATTAAATTATCTATCCAGTCTTGAACATCAGCAGCAACATATTCCATTGCTTTTATTTCAGCGTCGTCTAAAGTTACATAATATTCAGCCATGTGGTTACCCTTTATATACTAGTTGATGGAAGCTCATTGCTTACCTTTAAATGTCTTTCTTTTGCGTTTAATTCTGTACTTTCTAAAACTACTTTTTTCTTATCCCCGCTTATATTAGTTTTATTTTTTATTGCTTTTCTTAACTCTAATGCGTAAAGCTCCTCAATAGCAGCATTAGCCCTATTTTTTACTACAATTTCAAACCATTTCTGTGGATCACATTCTCCCCATCTTAGAATTTTATCGCTTAAATCAGAAATTTCGACTTTAAATGTTTTTGCCATAATATATTTATTTTAATTATGCTAATAAACAATATGTAAATGTTGACCAAGTATCACTATAACCTCTTCTCATTCCTTCATTTGCATACCAACACAGTCTATCCCCTCCATTTGCAACCACTACAACCACACTTTGTACGGTGGCGTAGCTTGCACCACCAAGTACTATTGCACCATTTACCCCGATAGAGATACCGTTCCTTACCGGGTAACACTGCATCCCATCTCTATTATAGCTATTACCTGTAGTCAAAACATTCATTGTCATTCTATATTTTCCATATACCGGGCACACAAATTCACTGGTTCTTCTATTAAAATATCTCGGATTCCAATAGTAAGGTTCATTAGCAGGTACCTGTACTGGAAAATAGGATTGACCAAAAGGAGAGTTGGGATAGTTATTTTGTGGATAATATGACATTGAAGTAGTTGATGCGTTATAGCGAACAGAAGCAAAAGGCAATTGAGGTTGTGAAGTACCTGTTATTCCAATTCTTGAAATCTCTTGATTTGCATTATTATTAAAAAATACTTCCGATAAAGAAGTATTTATTGACATACCGTTAGAAAATGAAATAGCCATAAAATTATGAAATATAATCAATACACATGTAAGTCCATGGTATACCGGTTACCCCTAAAGGGGAATATTGTGCTTCATTTCTATCTGAAGGGCCTAAATCTGTACCTCCATCTACATTTCCTCCATTCCATGATTCGACATCTATAAAGTCTCCCGCCACACAGTTTCTTACAAATTCTACAGTGCATGTTGTGTAGCAGCTCTGTACTGTATGTACACCGTTAAACCAACGACTCCCGTTTACCCTTGGATTTAAAACCGCATTGTTTCTAATTAATCCTGTGACACTCACCCTATACCATCCAGCAACAGGAATTACATACCGATTGCTAGCTGCTACCCACCCCCCAGCTGTATCTCTAAGTACTAAGCCAAAAGGAACAGGGTTTTGATTTCCGTTGGCTTCATTTGCGTTTTTACCAACAAATAGGCTTGGTGTTATCCTGTTAACTCCCGGTCCTGCTACTAAGGAATTATTAGACCATCTATATAATTCTTGACCAGTAGTTGTATTATTAAGTCTTAATACAGGTTGTCTTTGTACGGCGTCTAGACCATCCGGTAAAGTAGTAAAATTAGCAAAATCTCTTCCAATAAAACAGTCATCTACACCAGAAGCCAATTCTATTGTGTTACCGGTAGTACCAAATCTAAAATTTACCCCCATATTATCCCATCCTTTCTATTGAGCCTATTGTCCATCCACCTCCCCAAATATTACCATCATTTCTATTACCACCAAACGATATTGTATCTCCTGCATTTAAAGAAAAAATCATACTTGCGCCAATAGACATATAGTTACCGGTCCCTTGATAGACATAATGTGAAAAACTAGCTGGTGCAGATCCATTTCTCATAATCCAATGATGATGATTGTGCCGACATAATGCTGTAATATTTGCTTTATATATCCCGGTTTGAGGTGCAGTAAAGTAATTAGCTGTTGCTACAGTTGAAGCAGGTCCTTGATAACTTTGTGGCGTCCAAGTGTGTAAATAATTCTGACCAGGGTTTGTATCGCCTGCAAGTGTACTATTTATCTGTAAAATCGGACGATAAATTTGCCGTATAGTACTGTTATTAATATTATAACGCCATGCATCTACATTGTTTACAGATATTCTAAACTCTTGAGATGTATTGTCTGCATATATATTATTGTTATTAATACCGAAAATAGGCATACTATTATTTATAAAAACATTAAATAATATGTATGCCTTTAACTCGTATTAAATCTGGGTTGTTTAATGATTCTACCGTAACTTCGTCATTTATAACTAATAAAACAGTTTCTACTAATAAGATAAGTGACCTTAGTATTGGTACCGGTCAAATAACATCTAATACAATACCGCTTTGTACGTTTGCAACTAGTACACCAAATAGAAGTATATATACAGATATTAATGGTACTCCTACTACTGCAGTTAATTTTAATCACTGTATTAATAGAGTTGTATATAACTACCTAGGAGGTAATTCCGATGTTAATTCTCAAGCAGGTAGATATATTGCAACATCTAATAGTACCTATAATTGGGTACCAGGTTTGTATTACGATTATACCCCTTTATCATCAAGTAGCAAATTAAAATTTTCTTGTAGTTGGGGTACAGGGTGGACCGGAAATGCCCATCAAATTAGTCACTACATTTTCTTTGCAAATAATGTAGATACTTGCAGGTATAATGACTCTGGTTATTATCCAGAATCCATGAATTACTTTCAATTTTTTGTAAATTCTTGGGGAAGATTTCGCTCAAGAATAGGTATGCAATATAGAGATTATTCTTCTAATAGATATCGCCTTGCAGTCCATAGTACTTATTATTGGAATGGAGGGGGCGGAAATTACTTTGTTAGACCTCAATTAGTAATAGAGGAGTTATCAAGCTAATGGCATTAACTAGAATATCATCCCCCTCGTTAATAACTGCAAATACTTTTAACGATAGTCAGGTTAATAATTTATCGATAACTACAAGTAAGCTATCTCTTAATAGTATTACTGGTAATTTAATCGCAGATAATACTCTAACATTAGGAAAGATATTATCCTCTACATCTTCTTTTCAGCAATTAGTATTTAGTTCTACAGGAACTCTTCAGTATAGCAATAATAAGGCCTACTGTATTAATAGAGTCATACAAACCTATAATATACCGTTTGGGGCCCCTGCTTCTTTTACCTGGGTACCTGGTTTATTTATTGATTATACCCCCCTTAGAGCGGATAGTATAATTAGGTGGGCAGCAAATTATAGTTGGTATTGGAATGATGGTAGTTACGGAATTCAACATCAACTATTTTATTGGAATAATCAATTAAGAGATCAATGGACACTTGGGGCGCAATATGGAGAAAAAAGACTTCATTATGAACGTATGTATCCGAGCTGGGGAACTACATCAGGAAGAATAGGTATTCAGTGCAGATATTATTCTGGAAATTATTATGGAGCGTTTCACGGGACTAGATATTGGAATGGCGATGGAGGGACTTCAGGAAACACTGTAACACAATTAGTGTTAGAGGAGTTTCTAAATAACTAATATGCCATTAACAAAAATAGTAAATTCTAATGTTGATGTGAATGCTATTGCAAATAATGCATTTACTAATCTATCTGTTACTGGGTTAAAAATTGCGGACAAAGCGCTAACAAATAGTAAATTTGCAAATTTAAGTATTAACCCACAATCAGTACAAAATTTAGATACACAAGGCAATATCAGACCTTTAATTTATGATAGTACTGGAAGCTTGGCCATCTCTGAAGATTTAAATTTTTGTAATAATAGAGTCATTTCTTATTATACAGGCGGTGCTTACTATCTAACAAATAGTTTTGATTGGTTTGCAGGTGCGTATGTAGATTTTACACCTACCTCTGTGAATAGTTATTTAAGATTTACTGCAAAAATAGGACACGGTTATTATAACTCCCATACTATCTCTCATTGGATATTTTATGCTAATAATACTGAAATTTGTAAGTTTTCAAACTCTGATTTGTATGATGAAAAAACCTGGCATTTTGAAAGAATAGTACCAAGCTGGGGAACTACAAATGGTAGAATAGGTCTTCAGGCGAGAAGGTATGGTGGTAGTAATCAACATCAATTTATGACAACTAATTGGTGGGTAAATGGTTATGGAGATAATTTAGATGGAGCAACAGCTAGAAATAGAACCATTCAAGGGGAGTGTACAGTAGAAGAACTACCTAATAGAAGTAGATTGACAATAACATCAGGAATTACTTTCCCTCAAGGAATGATTGCCACCGGGGGTGATGTTATATATGATATTGGAGATAATAGAGTACATGTATTTGAAAATTCAGGTACTTTTAATATCACACAATTAGGTACTGATCCTTCTAGAGGAAATAAAATTTGGTATACAGTGGTAGCAGGTGGAGGTGGTGGAGGTATGGATATGGGTGGTGGAGGCGGAGGCGGTGGAGTTATTGAAAATCAATGTGCTACTGTTTTAACAGGTAATTGTACAGTAGTTGTAGGAGCCGGTGGAGCCGGTTCACCTGGCCCTTATAACGGCCCTCCTCCTACAGGTAGTGTTGGGGGTGATTCTTTTCTCTATCTTACAACCCCTCTGTCTGCTGGTCAAACTAATGTAACTAGCGTAGACTATCTGGTTGTAGCAGGTGGTGGCGGTGGAGGTATGGATATGGGTGGTGGAGGCGGAGGCGGTGGAGTATTATCTGGTACATTACCGATTATAGCTGGTCAATCGTATACTGTTGTAGTAGGAGCAGGGGGTGCTGGTGCACCTGCAGGCGGTACATTCCAACAAAGTTCTACCCATCAGTTTAATATTGCCGCTGGTAACGGGGGCAACTCACAATTTGCTACTTTTACTGCTATAGGGGGTGGCCGGGGAGGTAGTTCATATTACCAGTATAATCCTGGCCCAGCAGGATGTGCCGGAGGATCTGGTGGAGGGGCTTCTGGGTACAGTGATGGTAGTGCTTCTTTTAGAGATGGAGGCGCTGGGACCGCAGGTCAAGGATTTAGAGGTGGTCGTGGTGGACCTCAGTATTATTCTGGTGGAGGAGGAGGTGCAGGCGGTCAAGGCGTTGATTCCACAGCTAGATCAGATGGAGGCCCTGGCATCTTAAATAACATAACAGGTGATAATTATTATTGGGCCGGAGGAGGAGGCGGCGCTGGACATTCAAGAGAATCAGGAAACGGTGGTATAGGCGGAGGAGGTGGGGGCTCTGGGGGCGGTTTGCGCGGCCAGGGTGGTGGCTCTGCATATAATGTTGGTAGTCCAGGTGGGGGAGATGGTGGTAATACACCCGGAGGTGATGCAGGGGAAAACACCGGAGGTGGTGGTGGAGGAAGTGCACATTATAACTCAAATAATAGAGGAGGATTTGGTGGTTCTGGTATTGTTGTAGTGAGATATCAGGGTGTACAGCGTGCACACGGTGGTGATAGGATATATCAAAGAGTTATAGGGGGTGTTCAATATACAATTCACGAGTTTCTAACCCCTGGTACATGGCAATTTATAAATTCTAATCAACAAATTATACAGGCAAGAGGGGGTGGCGGCGCTCAAAGCGGGCATTATAGATCTACCGGGACAAGCGGGGAAAGATATATTGGTCCAAATCCAACTAGAGGTGGTTCCGGGGGAGGGGCCTCTGCCACCCATAATGTAGTGGGTATAAGATATGGGGGTAAAAATATTGCCGGTCAGGGTACTTCTGGAGGGGCTTCTGCAGGTACAGTAGATTATTATGGAGGTTCTGGTGGGGGAGCATCTTTTAATTCTCCTACCACTGATGGAAATTCACTTGCAAATGGTCGAGCGAGTATTCAGTCTGGTATAGGGGGGGATGGGTATTATTCTTATATTCTAGGAATTGAGAAATGTTTTGGAGGTGGAGGAGGAGCGGCAAACTATACTGGACCGGGATCTGGGCCTGCAGGAATGGGCGGAGGCGGTGGAGGGAGTAGGTATGATGATAGTTATGGTAGCCAGGGTGGAGCAGGTGGACAAAGCGGAAGCAGTCAGATAAATTACTCAAGCCCTAACTCTAACTGGAGGTGGATGTGGGATAGTTCTGGTGAGGCCGGGTACAGTGGATCTAGTATACGGGGGGGAAATGGTGCAGCAAATACAGGCGGTGGTGGCGGTGGAGGGACGCACGCTTATAGTACGGGTGGAAACGGTGGAAAGGGTATAGTGATTGTAAGGTATAAGTATACTAATAATAAGAGCAGAGGACTTCTTGGTACTATTGAAAATCCTGCAAATAATGCAAGGGAAATTTTAGCAGCTAGACCAGGGGCTCCAAGTGGAGATTATTTCTTATGGGTTGACGGAGAGCCCACGTCAATTTATTGTGACATGACAAGTTTTGGAGGTGGATGGGTGTTAGTTGCTGTTGGAAGAGAGGGCGCCGGGAGCAGCGTTACAGTAAAATGGCACACACAATGGTTTGCAAATGCTGGGGGCGGAAACTATAAAGAAGGCTTGAGACAAGCCAACCTTGCTGCTGTAACTAGTAATTTTGTTCCTCGTTATTTACCTTCGGGTGTAATTCACGGTATTAAAGGTGAAGATACTTGGAATAATATGGAAATGATTATTAACCGAGTACAGCTTAATGATAGTTTTTATCTAAGAAGTCCGGGGAGTAGATACGTATTTGGATGGGCTGATTTTTGTCCAATTTTATCGGAAAAAGATCAATCTGTACTAAACAATCCAAATAACTGTGGATTTAGTTTTAATAATCCAGTTGGTCGTGCTCCAGACTCAACAACAATAGCTATCTTACCACTAACATATTCTAGATACCCAAATTTATGGGCAGGTGGATCGCCAATCTATACCTATAATAATGCACTTTGGCCAGATACCCTAACTAACGGATTAAGTAATGACTCAAACAGAATGTTTACGTGGAATTGGAGTGGTCATCAAGGTTGGACAGGGTTTAGTACTGGTGCATCTATATGTGGCCCCGGGTTTCAGGCAGGCACTGAATGTCATGCTATACAATTTGTAAATATATTTGTGAGATAATATGGCACACTACGCAGAAATTAATAAAGAAAATATTGTAGTTAGAGTTTTGGCTATAGCCGATAAAGATACTATAGATAATACAAATAAAGAAAATGAAGAAATAGGTAAAAAATTCTGTAGAGATAATTTTGGCGGGGAAAAATGGATTAAAACTAGCTATAATAATATTATTAGAAAAAAATTTGCTGCTATTGGAGATTCATATGATGAATCTTTGGATGCATTTATACCTCCTAAACCTCATCGAGATTTAGTTTTAAATAAAGAAACATGTAAGTGGGAACATATATTACCTATACCAGATGACGTTAGTCATTATTCATGGAACTCTAATACACTTAAATGGGACTTGCAAGAAACATCAGTAACAGGAGCACAAGAAAACAGTGACGAATCATTATCACATAAAACAGCCGCACCCATAGATCCAAATGTAAAGCCGGCACCTTTAATTACTGGCGAAGATTAACTATTAAAGTTTTTTGAAAAGCTTACTATAATCAAAATAATAGATATTGTTAAAATTTAAACTTCTTAACATATGTAAACAACCGCTACAAGGTTTGCTCATATCTAGCTCATTATTTCTATTAATTCTAGTATTAACAATTGATAATCCAGAACAATCAGTCGCCCCTAACTTAATAACCGCATCCATCTCACTATGTATACCAATTTGATCGGCCATAAATTCACCTCGTCTATTTTTATAATTATAAAGAAGGTTCCTAGGATGGGTTTTGCTTCTATTAAACCCTATTTTTAGTATCTTATTACCATCCAATATAAAACTAAAATGACGACATCTATGAGAACTAGGATGCTCATTTAAAAGAGCATAACTTACTTCTTTAATCTTATTGAAGACTTTCAATTTATAATATGAAGTAATTTTAATAGGACAACAGAAGATGCTATAGCTGCAACAAGACTGGTAAAAGTACGAAGAAGTTCGAGTTTATGATTGTGACGGTCAACCCAAATCTCTACTAAATCACGCAATCTACCTTCTTCTTCTAATCTTCTAATTTCTTTTTTACTCAGCTTTCTCATTCCTCATCTCCTAGTAGTTTAATTATGTCAGTATTATACTTCTTCAGGAAGTAAGACCGAGATTGTGCTATAAGCTTATTGTAATATGTTTTATCGTTAATATGACGGGTTTGAAGCTCTAAAAATTTATTTCTAAGCTTATCTATTTTAGAAAATCTGTTAGGGTCTTTAGAGCTAATAAGCTTCTCCGTCTCCTCAACAATTTTTTTAGCCTCTTGAATTGACCAAAGGTAGGTATTATTTAACACCTCCAATTTTCCAATAAGCTCTTCAACGTCAAATTTCATGGGTATTTGTAAATTTTCTTCCCTTTCTTTTCTTTATAGTTTCTAATCTCTTTACCTTCTTTAGTTACCCAGTTTATATCGTCGAAGTTTCTTTTAAACTCCTTGCTAAAACAATTTCTTGGCTTACTTCCTTTACCGGCCATAGTTTAATTTTATAATAAAAATTCAGTTATCAACTGTTTATACAAATATATTTGGCAACAAATTAGTGTACTTTGGAAGGTAAGTTTCTGTTATTATATTCAAATCTTCATTTCCACCCCGGTTAAACAAATCTTTACCTTCTCTAATAGCCTTTATAATATTGTCTTTGTTCTTATACTCAGATTTATTATATTCAGAATGAGTAAAGCTTTCTAATTTCTCTATTATTTTATCTAAAGTACCAAAATAAGAAAAATGCCAACCCCCTGCAGAAAATGTTTTGAGCCCCGCCACTTTTAAATTTGAATCTCCCCGTTTTAATGCATGTCTTAGCTCATTAAAATCATTATTAAAATGGTAATATATACTATCTAAATCTCCAAATACAGAACCAAACCACTTATTTCTCTTCCTACAATTAATATTATAGTAATAAAAATTATGCATAAAACCAAGTAAAATCTTAGGCTTTATCTCTTTTAACTTTTCAAGAGCAAGAGGGTCAGGTATCTCATCAATATCTGATATACCTACATAATCAGTAGAACTCGGTTTAATATACTTTAAACCGGTTGTAGCAACATTTCTTAAATTCTTTTCATTAATCCAGGGATTGGGATGAGGCTTGGCAGTATGAACGATATGTACAATCTTATTTTTAAATTGTATAAACTTCACTTTATGCTTTTCAAAGGTATTCTGTTTTAAACCGCCTTGATGGTAGTAAGGGCTTTCCAATAAAACAAATTTGTCTACTACGTGATTTAATTCATGAAGTCTAAAATTGAGCATCTCCTCTTCATTATTGTATGTAAAGCAATCTATAATCATACACTAGCCCGGGTAGGAGTCGAACCTACATTTTACGCTAATCTGGCGATAATACAGAGTATAAGTCTGCTGTTTTACCATTAAACTACCGGGCCAAATGCCCGGTATCATATTCGAAAATAAGCGGGGTTTTCTTTCATAAAAGAAAAAAGGATAACCCCAAACCTCACTTTTTGTTGGAACGCTTTTTAGCGCCTCCACCACTTTTCCTACTACGGGTAGAAGAAAGATCGTCTTTTTTAGAAATTTGCCAAGCATAATAAAAATATAAAGAAAAACCAATCGCAATTCCAAGAAAAAAGATTTGTACAATTAGCTCTCTCATCTGGTTATATTATAAGTTATGAAACGAAAAAGCAAGGTTAAACTAAATATATTTCGTAGTCTCTTTCAATAGTCTCAACTGAACCGAAGGCTGCGAGAAAAAATCTCCACACAGTCGGTGACATTTTAAACTGACAATATGTGACTTTATTTTTTTCTAATTTGACTAGCGTCTCAAAAAGAGGGTTTTTAATCTTAAGTCTTAATACGGCCTCTTTAATAGATTCAGTGATATCACTCACCGATTGAGGAGTATAGGGGCAATTGTTACTTTTCTCCTCAATTTTTAGACGAAGTAAAACATGCATTAAAACATTAATGTAAGTAGAAGTGAGATACTAATTAGCCCACTGGTTACAAGAAATAAAATTAATCTCTTAGAACATAATTGTGCTTCAAGTAAACTTTTTCTAAAAACATAAAGCTCGGCTGCATCCCGGGCCAATGAATTATAATCCTCTTCATGCGTTCGGTAAAAATAATTACGACGCCTCATTCTTTTATTATAAACTATATCTACGTATTTTCTCGTACCAAGTATCCTCCAAGTATTTTGGATTCGACAATAAGATTTTTAATAATTTCTTCAGAAAACGGTCTAACCTGTGTTACCATATCTACGACCATAATTCCTAAAAACTTCTTATCTAAACTTTTTATTGCAACTATCACAAAACTCTTCACACCCCGTTCACACCAAAACGGCTTTAATGACATACTCGTATCTACTGCATCAGATACATTATCAATTCCAAAATAGCCATCTTCTTTAACTTTTCTTAATATAGAGGTAAAGACAGTTACCGGTACATTTTGCACTGTACTTAACTCACTTGAAATATTATTTTTACATGCCTCATAAGTTAAGCTAAACTTTTGAAATTTATTTAAAACTTTATCTGAAGGATAAAAAGAACCACCGTTGTGAAATTGTGCAATCCACACTCTATCGAAATCATAATCTGCTCTTATATTTTCTATTCTTTCATCTACTAATTCATTTGCGTTTAACATTTTTAAAATCTCATCTGTTTCTTCTTCTTCTATTTCTACCTTCTTAAAAGAAAATCTTGCCTTAGCCCAGGAGGCTATAATCGGGCTTAATACACCCGTAATAAAAGCAATTGCTAACGCTACAATATGGTTTGTAGTCTCTGTATTAGCCCATAAGTCGGCTATTGAAAACATAAGAATATTTAGTCGTTTTTAAATGGCGTTACGGAGAATTTCTAGTTCTTAATGCGTACTGATCAAAGATATAGTAAGCCGTGATCGATTCAAATGTTGTACCTGTAAATGCATTAGAAGTATCTGGACCATCAATTCTCATAGACGTTACTGCAGGATATGTTGTTGGATCTGCTTGAGTTAGATTGAATAAAGCACTATTTAATTTTGCTTGAAATGTGTCTACTTTTGTGACTGTTACGGGCATAATATTATTTATGTCAATAGTATATAATAATTCTAAAGTAATTTATTGCTAAAAATAATAAATGAGCCATATAGCACTGCCAGGCTAGGACTCGAACCTAGAACATGCAGATCCAAAGTCTGCTGTGCTACCAATTGCACCACCTGGCAAATGGGCCGGGGACAGGATTTGAACCTGCGTAGCTTTCGCGCCTGATTACAAATCAGGTCCATTTGACCACTCTGGCACCCCGGCATAATGCTGGTGGATAATTTGACGTACTTTTCCTTTAATTATCCCAAAGACTCGAAAGCACTAAAAGGTCTACCCAGCATGTTATTTTATCTTCTCACCTCTATCAAATCTATCAAAACCTGTTTCAATCATTTCTTTTAATTCCCTCTGTACATCTGCAACAAATTCTATTTGTTCATTATCTTGTAATAACTGAACATAAAACCCTAATACATTAAACATTATTGCAGCAGTAGTAGTTGGGTCGACGCTAATCTTTTTCTTTAAAGGTTCTACTGCAAATAATAAATCTTTTTTTACCTGCAACACTTGTAATAGCGGGGTAAATTCAACATCTTTGTTGTTATATTTTACTTTCATAAATTATTCGCACCTGACAGGGTTCGAACCTGTGACCCGCAGATTAGAAATCTGCTGCTCTATCCAACTGAGCTACAGGTGCAACAGATTAAGGTTAAACTCTTCTTTCTAATTTACCAGTCAAAAGGTTATAATGCCAACCATCCTTTCCATGAAGTGCATCATACAGATCAGTATTAAAATTAACCAACTCCATAGTAGACTTAAACTTCTCACAAGCAATACTACTCTCAGACGATAGTTCTGGTTCTTTATCGTAGATTAAATAGAATAGCTCTTCAAGGCTACCCTTCTTGATCTTTGAGTCCTTCATGGACTCTATTATTTATTCTATTAAACAGCTCATAGGGATAATAGGTTGTTTCTATCTCTCTTACTTGATCGTTTAATTTCTCAATAAGCTCTTTAGCACACCTATAATCTACATAAACCAAGTGTCCATCTTTTCTATAACCATCTGGCTTAAAAGTAAGTTCTATAACTGGTACCCTTTGTCCTCTAGACACCACTTTAGAGGTATTAACAATTTTATTGAGAACAGCATCATACTCTTTTCTCTTAGTCATACATCTATTATAGATGTATTTTTAATATATATCAAGATTTATTATTACCAGTTCTTACAGCTAAAGTATTTAGCAGTACCAGGCTTTGCCGATGAACATTTATGTCTAGCCCTAAACGAGGCGCGCTTTTTTGGATTAGATTTTTTAATTCTTCTTTTGGGATCTCCATAATGAACACGTTTTAACTTCCCCCCAACGCGGGTACATCTCATATACTTTTTATCTGATCTTGTAGAAGATTGTTGACCTGTAACTTTAGTACAGCGAGAACCTTTTTTTTCTTCCAAGATTTCTTCAGTTAATAATTGAACATAAACTTGTTCGAACATCTATTATTTATTCTAAGTAACTTTAGAAAAGTTCTTAACACAACTTCGTGCACCGTTGGGAATGAAGTACTTCTTATTACTATCCCAACATTCTTTAGTCATAACCTCAATCGCACCAGCGGTTTTGTGCCCATAAACCATTCGTCCATAACGGTTACGCATTTTTTCTGGAGGCAGGTTTAATTTAGGTTTAACCATACCAATAGGAAAAGGTGGACTATTTTTAATGTTCATTATACAATTTTAATATATCTGATTATGAATGTCAATATTATTTTTTATCTTGACTAAGTCTCGATTTCATACATAATATAGGTAATGAAAATGATATTAAAGAGTACGGACTTTGTACCTGCAAATAAGGTCAAAATTCCAGATATTTATTTTAACAGGCTTAAGACGGGTCTTGTTGAGGTAGATGAGTTTCTCGGTGGTGCTGAAAGCGAGACTGGTGGATTTCTTAGAGGGGGCGTTTATCTATTAGCCGCAGGTGCAGGTACTGGTAAAAGTACTTTCTGTCTTCAGCTTGCGCAGGCTCTTCACGATAAAGGTGTAAAGGTTGCTCATGCTTCTGGAGAGGAATCTATCGAGCAACTCGCATTTGCTTGTAAGCGTCTTAATGTTAAAGATGTTCCTATTGCAGTTCAATCCGATATTGATGCTATTTGTGAGAAGATGTCAGAGTTTGAATTTATCGTAATTGACAGCTTTCAAACTCTATCTACCAAAAAGCAGATGACCCCGAGAAAAAAAGAACAACATTGTATTGCACGTCTTTGTGCTCGGGCTAAGGATACAAAGTGTACTGTTATTGCTTTATGTCATCTTACTAAAGCAGGTGTGTACAAAGGCTCTACGGCCGTATTGCACGGGGTAGATGCTTGTATTAATCTTAATGTAGATGAAGAAGATAATACATTAAGGGTATTTACTTGGAGTAAGAATAGGTTCGGACCAGCTGATAAGGAGATGATTATTAGTATTGGTAAAAAGGGGTATGAATGGACTAAGGAGGAAAAGCCTGAGGTTCAAGAAGTAACACATATTACCGATCTTATTAAAGTTATTCCTCCGAAGAATTCTAATAAAGATCTGGACCTCCTTTCCAAGTTTAAACAGATGGAGTCGCTGACCGCTTCAGAATCAACTAAATAAATTGACTAATTTTTACTTGACTAGAACTGAGCTTCCTATAGAATATATGAATAAGATGAAAGGAGGTAATACAATGACTACTGCTACTACGGTTAGGACGTCGAGCGAGCGCGAGGTGACCCCTCGGTTGACTTGCTTGATCACAGGCAAGAGCCGTCTGACGAATCGTGCGTATTTGGAACGTAAGTCCATCAACGCTGGTTCCGTCGAGGCTTATCTCAGCCACTACATCAGCCGCGGCGCTCTCAAGCTCCTGCGTGCTGGTCAGTCGGTGGAAGAGACCCGCAAAGCCCTCAACGTTACGGACTATAACAAGCCCATTAACGCTGATGTGCTGAAGCGAGCCATCGCTTTGAACGGCAAGCATCGTTCTGAGTAATATTGCTTGCTGTACCTTAAATAGGGTAAGGGTAAAACCTTGCCCTATTTTTGTGTTTACATACGGCTAGGGTCTTTAATATAACAAAACAACCCCCCTACAACATTTAGCTGTTGTAGAGATTATGGAAGGCGGTTCTGTTGCTGACCTTCTCAAAATTAAGAGATAGATTAAAAGGAACAACCGCAACACCATGATCGAAATTTCTTATGAAGTTTTGTGCTTCATAAGGTACTTCAGCACGATAGTTTTGAATTTTACCTTTTTCTTCTTTTTTAATAATGCAAACGTTATGGAATACACTCACACTCTTAAGCTTTTTTATACTATTATTTCTCTTAAGTGTACGAGCAATGGCGCAGTTTTGTGGGTTAGATCTCTCTCCGTTTTTGATGTCAGACGATGAAACTCTTAGTTTCAATGACTTCATATTATTATTTAGTCTTCTGTAGATTATTTGTTGTCAACAATATAATAGATCAATGAGCGAATCTAAAGACAAACCTATTGTTAAGCCTCTCCCGTGTGGTGGATATGCTGTTTATACTATTGATATTAAGTCTAAGAACCTTGTACAAACAGGGTATATTGGTTCTAAACTAGAGTTAAATGCTTATCTTCCAAAGGATGCTGTAATTCAAAAATAACTTTTTTGCCTATAAATAATAGGTGAGAAATGATATTGGCTTAATATTTGAAGCCTACAGAAAGGTTTGTAAAGAAGCTAACGAGACAGGTGCTGTTGTAAGCCCTAATAAGAGCGTTACAACATCTAGTACCCCTCTACCTCAAGCAGTGCCTGGTGCTGCGGGTGTCACAACACCACAAAACGTGAGTCTGTCTATTGATGATGTAAAAAAAATATTAAAAAATATTTCCGATTCATTTACTAAAGCTAAAGATACAGCTGATATTTTACAAAAAAATAATGTACCTGGTTCGCTGCAAGCCTTACAGTCAGGAATACAAAACCTTCCTTCTTACATTTTGAATATTATTTCACTAGCATCACCAACAACACAACAATTGAGTATGCTATCTAAATCATTATCTTTAGCACCACAAATTGCTTCTATGGTTAATAATGTAATTAAAAATCTAGGCCCCTCTGGTGGAGGTGAACAAACCCCGGCTAGTATTATAGGAGGGGTTGCAGATACCAATTCTAGAATAGCAATACCCAATACCCCAGCTAGATTAGCAATACCCAAAACCTCAGATGCTGCGCCTGCTGGGGCATCAGTTACAGGCGCGGTATCTGATACAGGGGATGGAGCTACAATTAAGGGTGCTCCAGTTCAAGATGATACTGTTGCACCAGCAGCCCCAGCTACAGGTGACGAGACTGTTGCGCCGGGAGTTGATCCAACAAAAGAAGAGCCAGTAAGAAAAGCAACACTACCAGATGGAACACCGGCTCCATCCGAAGGCCCATACTATGTTATGACAACAAAAGGCCCTAGATTGACCACAAAAGGAACCCCCGGGGCTTATCAAATAAATAAGCCATCGGCAAATAAATAATATATGGACAACGATAGCCGCTTAATATTTGAAAATTTTGTTAAGAGCAGACCTTCCTCAGAAGTAGTAGAAGAGAAGAAGAGATCTAGGTCTACTAACCCTAAAGAAGATATCGATCGCGATGGTAAAAAAGGAACACCATCTGATAGATATCTAGCCAATTTAAATAGAAAAGTAACAGATGCAATTGCTAAGAAGCAGCAAAGCGAGCAAGAAGAATCAAAAGCTCGCGGTACAAGAATTGATGTTGCTTCAAATAAGCTTCTAGGAGATTTAAACAGATCTTATTCTACTGAAGAGTGTGAACAAATTCTCCGTAAAGCATTAGATACCCATCTTTCCGCTCGCGGTCGTAATGAAAATGCTGAATCTATTGTACCTTCAGTAGCCGGTGTGTGATAGCCGGCGTTACAATAACAAAAGATAATACAATTAAAAACCTAGAAGCTTCAGTGCTTCAGCAGTTATGTCAAATAGTGGAACCTCCTAAACCAGAAATTAAGGATAATTTAAAAGAAGTTAGCTTGGAAGATGCTTTAAAAGAATTATTATCTTTACAAAATCAGACTAAATAATAGTATGAGTATAACCTATTACGTTGTGGAAAAATTAATCAACGAACAATGGGAAGATTGGGTAGTGCTAGGCGAATCACATACATTAGATGAAGCAATTGAAACGCTTGCAGTTAGTGAAAAAACTTGTGATCAATGTACGTTTCGCTTAGTAAAAAGAACCGATAAAGCGATTAATAAAACAGTATATGGTAAAATAGACTAAAGGAATAGAACCCTTAGTCTATTATTATTAGCGACTGAAATCGCCAAGATCGCGAACAAACGTATATTCGCCAGGCTCTTGAACGAGCGTATCAAATACTTCATCTGTTGCATCAGCCATAGCAGCAAATGGGGACGCAACTGCAAATAGACCAAAACCACCTATTGTCGCGGCGGTTCCCAGAGGTCTAACTACCAGAAGGTCGCCCACTGCGGCAAAGCCACGCGCGACTGTCCAATCACTGTCATCACAGGGAGTACAGGTACCAGAATCGGCCAACGCGATAGTAGTTAGCGCAAGGCCAACTACAAGTGAGGCAAGTAGTTTATTCATTCACTATTTATACAGGAAGCTATAAAAAAATCAACCTCTAAACTCAAAATGATAAGGATCACCAGGTATAGAGGCAAAATGCCATCCAAATTGCGGCCCATTCTGTTTGAACCAGTTATAATGAGGTGTATTAGGCTGAATATCTATTGCCATTCCTAAACCATGTCTAGAGGTTCCAGCTCTTCCTACTACTTTATGCCCCTCACCAGATAGACCTCTTTGATGTTCTAAATTTCTATAAGCACTATTAATTGGAAACGGTCTTCCGTAGGCTTGTTGCGCGGCAAGAAAAGCATCTGCAGCTCTCGGACTTAAAAATGCATTATTAGTATACCATTGCCTCTTACCAGATGGACCAGCGTTATACTTGCCTACAAGTTTTAATTCCTTTTGTGTTAGCTGTCCATTCTTCCCAGTAGCGGTTTGTTGAGGCTGTGTTGGTGCGGTAGTTTGAACAGGATAAGATGTCGTTGCTATATTACGCTGAGTCACTGACGGAGCAACTTGTTGTGTAGGTGAGTAAGCACGTGGTTGCTGTGTTCTTTGTATTTGTGATGATGTTTGTACTGGGTAATACGGTTGCTGCTGATTTGTACCTCTCTTTGTTCCAGGCCCTACAATTCCCCGTCCTGTATTAACATTGAAATTAGCCTCTTTAATAAACTGTCTGTAAGAAACCATTAATTATTTATTGCTTTTTATTATTAATATTATAACATAATCAATATGTTAGTATTAGCTATAATGCCTTGTAGAGGACGAAAGGAAATTACTTTAGAATGTGTAAAAAGGCTAAACTATACAGCTAGCGTTCCTTATAAATTGGTAACAGTTTCAGGACAAGAAGATAGAGATATAGTACTTTCTACAGAAAAATTAGGAGCTACCCCTCTTGTAAGTAATAAGCCTAAGCTCTCCTATTGGGAAGCATTACAATATGCAACAGATACATTTACGGATATTCCTATATTGGCAAATTTATCTAATGATATTCTTGCAGGAAAGGATTGGTTGAGAAGAGGTCTTATTGCATATGATAAACAAATAGGAAGAAATAATTTTGGTATGGTTGGTTTTAACGGTGATAGTCATGGTTTTGAAAACTCCTGCCATTCATTAATACATAGAAACTTATTAGCAAAATATGGGGGATGGCCAGTTTGGTATAAACATAATTTTGGTGATGCTGAGCTATGTACTAGAGCAATAGAAGATAAGGTTTATTATAAAGATGCTTGGGCAATCTTATTTCATAATCACGCCTACTTTTATGGGCAAGAAAGAGATGATAACGTTTATAAGGAAGGTAGAAGAACAGAGAAAGAAGATGGAAAATTATTTAACGAAAGAAAAGCCGCTGGATGGCCTTCAGTGAATTCCTCTACTAATACACAGATAGCATCTTTTACTCTTTAAGAGTAAGCCGAAACAATTATATCAACTAACGATTTAGATGTCTCAGCACTTTGAGCGGGTGTATTGTCTCCATATGTGTCGTAAGGATCATCTATATCAACATCTGTTATTATAGCAGCTTTTGTAGGGGTTAATTGCGGGGGAGCTTTAGGGCAAGTATCTAGTATTGTTTGAAAGAGAATCTTAGCAACAGAATCTGTTGTTGTTCTGTTATAGAGATCAATTACTTGCTCTCTAGAAAATTTTCCCTTTAACGCTTGAGTTGGAGATTTAAATTTAAGAAAGATTTCTATAGGTAAAAAGAGCAATGTTGTTTCAGCACAATCTTTAATTACTCTATATGCGGCTGGCTTATTGATTGTTACTCCTGTATCTGGGGCTTCGAAAGCTTTCTTTGCCGGTACATACAACTTAGCTTTTGTCTCTGTAGATGCTTCCAAAATAACATCTTCTATTCTTTTCATTGTATTATTTAATATATATTAATATATATATTGTGGGGTGGAGAAGTGGTAACTCGTCTGGCTCATAACCAGGAGATCGTCGGTTCAAATCCGACCCCCGCGAAATCTTATGAACAAACTAATTACAATTATATTATCACTGCTTCTTAGTGCAGCCTGTCATGCTGTTAACTTGGCCGTATCTACTGATGCTGATTACTATCTTTATTACGGAACATTTAATTCAACCAGAACCCCTCTCTTTGTAGGTGTTAACAATCAACAGGCTGGCAGCCCTTATCAATATCATTTCAATGTGGGAGGTGTTGAGGTTAATGATATTACAAATTATGAGCTAGGCAGTACCGGTCTACTTAAACTCAATCTTCAAAGATTCAGAGTACCTGGAACTGTGGTACCAGGTTATCAAGGCCCCCCAACATATTCTTATTTGACTTCGGGAGTGACCTTTACAATTAAGGCTGTGGCCTTAGGAGATAGTTTTTCAAATATAGAATTTGCTTCTGATCCTCTTAGTTGGTATAATACTAATCTCTTAAACAGACCTACTCTAGATAGTGTAACTTTTATTCAATCTGGAGAGATATCCTTTAATATTACCCAGGCTCTTAATCAATGGAAAATAGATCCTCTTACTAATTTTGGTATAGGGCTTATTGGAACATATTCTAGCGTTGAAGGTACAACGGCACAATTTTATTCATTAGAATATTCTGATCCAATTCTTCACCCTAATGTATCAATTATACCTGAGCCATCTACATTTGAATTTTTAATAGCCGCTATGGGGGTTGTTTTTATTACATGGTTTTTAAATAGAAAATGAAAGCTTTCACGCTTGTTGAGAGCTTGGTAGTAGTTTGCGTAATAGGTATATTACTAGGTGTTGGGCTTCCAGTTTTGAGTAAAGCGCATGATACCGGTAAAAAGGCAAAAGAGGTTAGTGCTATAAAAAATTTAATAACCGCATACAATCTTTATAGTAGTGATAATAATAATTTACTAATGAAGAGTTATGATCTTAATGGTACCGCGTTTGATATAAATGGTAAGCAAATTGGCGGTGAAGAGAGTCATGAATCACACCGATGGCCTTGGAGACTTGCTCCTTACTTTAACTACGATTTTTATGGATGTACTTTAGTGAATGAGGCGGCCAGATATATCAAAAAACAAGGAGGCTTAACACAGACATACCTTGTAAGTGTGCTTCCTTCTTTTGGTCTTAATATCTATCTAGGTGGAAATGATTATGAAGGTAAGCAATATCAGAATAGAATTGCTTCATCATTAGTCCAGGTTACAAAGCCTTCTCAAACGATAGCGTTTGTTTCATCAAGAAGTATGGCCGTGGGGGAGAGGTTTGAAGGGTTTTATTATGTTGATATACCTAAAAGTAAATCCAAATATGATCCAAGAAGTAACCCAAAGAGTACGGGCTATATTTCAGCCAGATATAACGATAATGCTATTGTTGCGTTCTTAAACGGTAGTGTTAGTATTCTAGAATATCACGAACTAACCGATTCTAAGAAATGGTATCCCTTAGAACCTTAATCAACCTTTACATTAATCTCAGCATTTACTTTGTAAACAAATAACTGATCTACAGATATAACTTCTTTTTTAGTATCTGAAAATATAGATATCTCTCCAGTTTCTAGGTTAATACAATCTAGATTAGAAGCTGTATAATATTTGCTAACCTTCGTCTTCATATAGCATGTGACCTTAGACATTTTTGGGTCAGCTATGGTGAAAACATCTCCTACCTTTAATTCGGAAAAAGGTATTTTATTATCTCTTTTGTCAGGCTGAGTAAAGGTCACTTTCATATCAATAATTTATAAAATGTTATTGATATTCCACATATTTCTTATAATATATATTATGGGTATGTTCGACACAGTAGTTATAGAAAACTTAAAGCTTCCTTCTCTTCCAAAAGAAGTATCTTCTTTTTTGAAGAATAATAATAAGCAAGTACCCTCCGAGTTCCAGACAAAAGATTTAGATAATACATTATCTTCCTTTACAATTGATTCTTCCGGTCAAATATCTGTTACAGAGTATAGACCGACCGGTAAGAAGATACCCTATACCCCTCCTTTTTCCGGTTGGACAGATAATAGGTCTTTTTTAGAGCGTTTGTATTTTAAATTTATTCAAAGACAAATTAATAAAAAGCATCCTACTCTAAAGACTGTAGATGAAAGGAAGCCAGTTAAGGTTAAAGTAAAGACTACTAGTACTTTTGGTATTTACACCTATGAGGAAGTAGGAGGTAGATATCTAGATATTGAGTTTAATGTTATTGCTGTTGAGGGTAAGGTAAAAAAGATAAATCTTATTAAAGCCGAGATTGAATCAGAGAAAACTGCTAAAGCAAGAAAGAAGCAAAACGAAGAATTTGAACAAAAGCTCTCTACATCAATTGCAAAGCGAAATGTTTTTAGAGCAAAATGGTATTATCCAATTGTAAAGGAAATTTATAATCCTTTTGTATTCTTCTCTTCTAAACTAATTCAAAAGATTTGCCATAAAATTTCTAATCTGACTTATCGTTGGACAGGTGTGTGAAAATAGAAATTAAAAAAGACCTTAAAACAGACGAGTTGTATATTGAGCTTCCTGATGATTTGTTGGCTAATCTAGGGTGGTCTGTTGGTGATAAAATTGAATGGCAAGACAACAAAGATAACAGCTGGACTTTAAAGAAGGTTTAGTGTGTCAAATAACGAAATTAATAAAAGATTGGCTGAGATAAAATCTTTGTGGGGTGATGGAGAGCCAGTATACTCAAGACATAGATTAATAGAAGAGTTTTGTATATGGGTTTCAAGATGGAAATATACTCTAACCTCTGGGCTTTACTTTAAAATAAAATATTTTATTCAACGCCATATTCGCGGGTATGATGATTTAGATAAATGGAATGCAGCTTGGTACATTGCTAGAAAATCTATTCCAGTTTTAAAAGCAATGAGAAATCAATTTCACGGTACCAGTGTCAGGTGGCATATAGAGGATAGATTTGGAGAAATAATTGAACTTACTCGTGATGAGGCATTTGCACAAGACCCACCTACATCGCTTACAGAGGATGAGTGGCGCGCCGTACTTGATGATATTATTTTTGCATTTCAATTTACATTAGATGAAGATAAAAGAACAGAGTTTAATGAAGAGAAATATAATAATTATTATAAAAGACACAGACGTGGATTAAAGCTATTTTCCATTTATTATATGAACCTTTGGGATTAATGAAAATTATATTTGGTACTCCTAAGGATATAAAGCCGCATAACTTCGGTGAAAACGTATTTGTGAGCCAACCTCACTACAAAATAGTATTTGAAGACGGTCTAGGTTTTTATATTTTAAACTCTTATAGATTTAGATGGTTTCCAAAATTTTATGGTGTGTTTCACTCTACTTTTTGGGAGCTGTCAATTGATTACGCTGGATGGACATTTGAGATTATGTGGAATAAATCATTTAAGATATGAGCATTGGATCTTTATTAATATGTGTGGCCGTATTGTTATATGTATTCTACCTACGGGAGAGATTTAAAGATTAAGTATCTAGATAATTTTCAATATTCTGTTTAAGCCTTTCTCGTCTCTTTCGTGCTGCCCGTTCTAATGATGTAACATATAACGCTACAGATAATGGAAAGAAAATTCTAAGAAAAAATTGCATGTGATCTTGTTTGGTCAGCAGATCAAAATATACCGTATATAATTCGTGTATACTGTAAAATGTCCAAATCATAGCAGGGGCAAACAATACCCAAAAAACTAAATTATAGCTTTTGTTAAAATGGCTTTTAATTTTATCGAGCATATAATTACTTAGTGAAGTACACATTCAGAGATGTAAAATTAACTCAAGAAGAATTTTTTGAGCTTAAACAATGTGTTGGAGAGTTTCGTAGAATATGTAGAGATCAAGCATACAGGTATGTTAATGGTGATTATGTGAAAATTGAAGGCATTGTGAACCAAGACAGATATAGAATATCGGAATCATTAGTAGCATTTTTGGACGAAGTTGAGAGACTGAACAAAACTGTAAAATGAAAAAAGCTTTTACTAAAATCTGGCTAATATGGTCTAGAACTATTGATCATAGAATTGGCCTAACAGATGGCGATAAACCCGAGATCCCCACACTTAAAGTAAGAGATGCAAATATTAGCTTAATTATTCGTACTCTCATAGTTCTAATTAATTTTATTACATGCGGGTTTATTATAGCTAATGTAATTCGACATTGGTAGTTGATTATTATTTCTTCTATCTTATACTAATAATAGTTCCTACGTAAATGATTAGGTGGATGTATGGAGGAAAGTAGGATTAGCCCATACCAATCCTAATCCACGTTTTGCGGTATCGTTGAAACCGCTTTTTTTTCTTGACATAACTTTAATAACCTTTATAATAATAGTATGAATTTAATATTGTTACTACTAGCAGGAATTGTTTTGTGTTCTTGTACTAGCGTTAAACAAGGACCATATACTAGGAATAACATGGCCGAAGACAGTATAGATTGGGATTATAACAAATATAATATGCTTGACACTCCTGATGGAAGCAACGATCCTAATGCTAGAATAAAAATTTGGGGAGCAAAATATTAATGAATTTAACCGAAAAACAAAAAGATAAACTTAAGAGACTTATAAACCAATCCGGGGAACAAGTTGTGGCTATAAAACTAATTGATAGTTACTTAAAAAAGTATACTAGATCTTATTTTACAAGTTCTGATTTACCTGATACTGCTACGTTCGGAAGTGGGGTAGATGAAATTCAAGATTTTCTCCGTGAGGGTGAATTTGAAACAGCTTATAATATTGCAAGCGATACAGCAGCTGATATGCTAGAAGATGAAGGTTTTGAGGTATTTGACCGTGAGTAAGAGAATTACAAGGAAATGGACAAACACCACAAAAGAGGCATACGGGGATAATGAATATACTGATAAAGGATTACGGGCAGAAAAGTTAATTCTAGAATATTTAGAAAGTACTTACCATGACGTAATATGGTATGAGAATGATAAGGAGAAGCAGATTGCCGGCATAGATTTTGAATTTAAAAAGAATACCTGGGCCAATTATTATAGTGTAGATGTGAAAGCCAATTTAAAGAACGGTTTTATATTTGTTTACCCTGATGAAATATCTCGAAAAAAGAATCATAGAATGATGCATGTAGATATGGACGAAGGAGTAGTGGTTGAATATGATAGAGCAAGCATGATTGATTTTATTAATAGAATATCGCCCGAATATAAAATAGATAAAAATGGTAAGAAATATGTTTCGTTTAATGTTTCTAGAGATAATCTTGGCAATAATATTGAATACTTTAGAAAATTTAAACTTAAAAACTTTACTCCGCCTAAAAAGGACCTTTCTAACGTATTGGACAAATACGAACCTATTGATTTGTAAGACTAAATAATAAGATGAATAAAGACAGTCATCTTATATTTGAAGCATATAAAACCGTAGTAACCGAAAGTATGCCATATCCAGAATTTGCAAAGCTTTCAAAACATGCAGCCTCCAAGCTTCCTGAAGATAAGCCAAAAGAGAAATTAAAATATACTCACGAGATAGCAGCCGCTTTTCTTCCTAGAGATATTGATACAAATACAAAAGAAGGTCAAAGGAAAGTGCTGGAATTGGCGTTTGATGAAGTTGTAAAGAGGATCTTTAAACACGATAAAAATCCAGAAAAACGCGCTATGAATCTATTTATGTATGATGAAGACTTTCCTATGGATGTGGTGTCTCAATATGGTTGGTACCAAGAGCATGGATTCCCTGATGTTGAAGATGAATTTAGAGAACAAATGCCTGATAGTAAAGAGGAATATTCTGCACAAGACTATGCACATGAAATGGAGTTAAAAGGCGAAGGTGAAGAGAGTCCAGGTGATGTGAAGAGAAGAAAAGAAAATGAATCAAGATGGATGAGTATATTGGGCAAGTTTTTTAGAAGTGAATATAAACGAGAAGGTTCCGACCCTTATATAAAGTTTTTTGAGACACATTCTCCTTTTTATGAAGATTGGGTTTTAAAGAAATTTGCCGAAATGTACAATCAGACATGGGCATCAAAGCCTGAAGATAAGATTGATATCAATCATCTTCTTAGCGTAAAAAATGAATTAAAGAATAAAAAAGATGCAGATAATGAACAAAGACGTGCTTCAGCTGAAAGTGAAGAGAGACGATTAGACCCTAAATGTTGGAAGGGATATCATAAACAAGGAACTAAAATTAAGGGTGGAAAAAGAGTTAATAATTGTGTTAAAAACTCGTGAAATTTTGTCCTAAAAGAACATTAAACTATAAAGGAATTGGTGGAGTTGAAACAACATCTGATTATGTTTTACAGGAAGATGTATTAAATTTTCACGGTAAAGAGTTTACCGATCAATGGTGTTTTTTTATAAAGAATAGACCAACAATTATACTAGATGGGGGGGATAGAGGATTTTACTATGCTGATTATAAAGAATATGCAATAAGGACAGATATGTATATTCATAGTAACTAAATAATAATATGAACAAAGATACACATACAATCTTTGAACAATATGAAGATGTTATAAAGAACACTCAAGGGCTTCCAGCACCTAAGAGTAAGATTAAAGTTATAGCAAAATGGGATAAAGAGAATATAGAAAATTCCCACGTAATGGTTCAGGGTGTTGGTATTTTTACTCTTGCCCAAATCAAAGAAAATTTAGCAGGTAAGTTTGAGGATTTGGCTAAAAGAATAAAACAAAACGAACCTGAATTCGTTTACAAAAGAATGTACGAGCGGTTCGGTGTTTTAAAAGCTTTTCTTGAAGCATTAATTTTAGCTGAAAAAGATATCGAACATATGAGACGGGCCGGCCAGATGCCCGGGGCAGCAAAACGATTCTTTTAAAAGTTGCCTAAATTCTAAATTCCAATATACTATTATTTCAAGTTGGCTTAGTAGCCCAACGGCAGAGGCAAGCGACTTAAAATCGCTCAAGTGTGGGTTCAAGTCCCTCCTGAGCCAAAGATGGGCGTATAGCTCAGCGGTCAGAGCAGGGCACTCATAATGCCTTGGTCCAAGGTTCAAATCCTTGTACGCCCACCAATACGGCGAGTTCGTCTAGGGGTCTAGGACTCGGGACTTTCATTCCCGATACATGGGTTCGAATCCCATACTCGCTATTGATTTAGATATTATTAATTTAAATATATTATGTTCAACTCACAAAATGAATTATCGTGGTCTAAGTGGGCAAAAACTCCTACTGAAAAATATTTAGAATCAACAGGATATTACAATGAATTTATAGAAGTTTGGAGTGAACCTAGCTGTGAATCTTTAGAGGAGCTTTATGGTAAATGGCCCGGCGGATATATTACAATGCTTAAAGGAATAAAGGGAGATGAGCTTATATCGATACGAAAGTCCTTAAGTGCAGAATATATGTTACTGGAAGGCAAAAATAGTCCGGAAGTTGAATCTCTAAAAACTGGAGCATCAATAGGTTATGATTGGTTAAAAAAAAATAAAAAAAACTAGTTGCATCTTCTTAAGAAGTACATATAATAATAACAGTTCATTGACATTTTATCTGTAGCAAGTAAGGGTTGGGACCCTGAAGGCAGTCTGAATAGTCCAACGCCGTGCCCCACAGGCGAGTGTAGATGGATACATTTACATATGAAGGAGTATATGATTGGTAGCATTCGGTAAGAGATATAAGTCTACTGTGAATAATATTCACTAGAAGTCATATTAAAATATAAAGTTCATTCACTGAACGAAGCTCCAGGCTAGTATTACGCATCTTAGAGCATAGTCCTGAGAAGGACAAAGTTACGTACGCTAATTACACTTAACTTAGCTGGTAGTTACAGCATTAAAATTCGAATCCGGTGTAATTGATGCGGCAGATAGAATGTTTTCTTTTTTGTATATTTTTCTTGACATTCTTCCAAATCCATTCATAATATAGGCATGAAAATAGAATTGCCTAAGTTACAAAGAGTAACTAAGGAATCTGGTGAAAGACACTATGTTACTCCTGAGGGAAACAAATATCCTTCAGTTACAACAGTACTATCTGAATGGAAGAAGAAAGAGTTAGCTAAGTGGAGGGCCCGGGTAGGGGATAAAGAGGCGGATAGAATAAAACAATTTGCAGCTAGAAGAGGTACTCAATTCCATACACTTTGCGAATCATATCTAAATAAAGAGCATACAGAAGACAGTGTTGGTGGTATGTTTAATCAATTTAAACCCATCCTAGATAGAATTAAGAACATTAGATGTATGGAGCAACATCTTTATTCAGATGAATTAAAGGTAGCCGGACAGGTTGATTGTATTGCAGAGTTTGATAGATGTATATCAATTATAGACTTTAAGACCAGCTCAAAGCCGAAGAAGAAAGAATACATTTGGGATTATTTTATGCAAGCTAGTGCTTACAGTTATATGTTTGAGGATAGAACAGGTATTCCTATTCAAGATATTACTATTCTTATTAGTTGTGAAACTGGTGAAAATCAGATATTTTTTGCCCATAGAGATGAATGGATAGATAGTTTTAGGAATTATAGAAACCTTTATAACGATAAGAAATTAGAAAATAGTGTTGCCTGATTCAATATTTCTTTTATAATATAGGTATGATGAAAACAAAGACAGATAACAAACCAGATGTGAAACCATTTGTCGGTCAACATGTAACGGAATTTCATTACACTGATAGGGATGCTTGGGAAGTCATTGAAATTATCAGCCCCCGTCGTATTAAAATTCGTGAGCTTGATGCAGAATGTATCAAGAAGCCTAAGGACTTTCATCCAGGCGGCTTCTCTGGGCATTTTGCAGATAATCATGATCAAGAATATAAGCTCTCCAGTAACCCTAGTAACAAGATTAAGATCTTAAGCTGGAGAAGTAAAGCCCAGCGCTGGTGTGAAGTAGGGCAGCAGACCCGTTATAGTAAGTTCGGCCTTCATCAGAAAGGTGAACAAGCTACCTATTTCTACGATTATAATTTCTAAATAATATGTGAGGAAGATAGCGGAGATAATAGTATCAATATTTCTATTACTCCCATTAGTGGTTTTGTTAAAGATATACAACAAGTATCATGACTTCAGATTTAGCAAAAGAATTAAAAAACACTTCAAGTAGACTTTTTATATCCAGATATAGCGAATTATTTAATCGGTATTTAGCCGGATTGGATGATTCAACCAAACATATTATTCGTAATAATAAACAGCTTAATAATTTGTATGATCTATTTTTGGATTTTATTATTGACTCATCACAGCATTTAGATTATACTGAAGCTAAGAAAAAAGAAAAAGATGTGGGATCCTATTAGTATATTCTTTTGTATTTGGGTTCTAAACATAGGTCTTCCAGATGGACGCCTTAAAGCTTTAGAGGTTATTGATGCAAAGGAGCAGACCATCATTAATCAAGCCATTATTGATTCTACAGATCTTAGGACCGGTATTAATGAATAATTATGAAATTATTGAAGAATATGATGGAAGATTACCAATTTTTAATGTGACAAAGAATAAAGAAGTTTTAAAGAGGTTTGATTCTTATGAGGAAGCAGAAAGATTTTTAACAGAACATATTAATAATAAGTCAACATCTTGTGGTGAAGAAAACCCTTGCAATTAAACTACATTCCTTTATACTCATAATATGAAGCAAAATCAGAAATTAACGTTAAATATGATTTTGACCTCTTTAGTCAATAATCAAAGTTTATTTGATAGCGTTGTGGAAGATGTTGAAAGTAGATTTAAAACTAAAATTAATAAACAAAAATTACACGCCATGTTAAATGTTGTAGAAGTGGAGGTTAAAGATGAGCCGGTACTTGTTTGAGATTTATAATGTAAGTTCTAGAGGTAGAATATTTAAAGGGTTTAAGACTGTTGCCGCCACATCTCCAGAGGAAGCTCGGTCAATTATTTTAGAAAAAGAAGAAGATAAAGAAAATATTCAACTTTGTCAATTATATTTTAACTTTGAAGAATGAAGCAATGGTTTATATCTGCTTTTAATTCTTGTCTAGATTTAATAATCTTTTGTGGTGCTTTATTTATTTTTGCTTTTGTTGTGGGTGTGTTATTTTCTATCTTATGCAAAGCATTTACAATTTTTTAAAAACTACACTTAAAGCCTGGACGTCTGTTCCTTATCAAGAAAATAAAATATTCTCTGGTCCTAATACATTTGAAGAATTGCTCACTCAATTTGATCTTCCTGTAAAGATTAAAACACAGGCTGATGTAATTAGAGACTATCAAGTAAAAGAAACATTAGCAGCTTTAGAGGTAGATATGTTAAAAATGGATCCTGCAAGGGTATTTAAAGGGGTTCAAATCTGGTTAGATAATTACGGGAACAAATTTGTCGATTGGGTTCCTTGTGTTGTTAGACCTGAGATTATATATTGTTCATATGGCAAAAATTAATATTGTACGTAGACAGCCTATTCAGCATTGGAAGGTTGAAATTACGGTTAATGACCCAGATTGTAGCTTTTCTATAAAACCAGAAATGTCATATAGAAGAGTTTTTAAAGCATCTAACCCACACGCTGCTATTCGTGCGGCTGCTAACTATTGTACAAAATATATGAAATATTATCCAGGGGTAAACTTTTCTTATTCTACAAAAGAAGTAGAGCCTTATAGGTATATTAATTATGAACCATCAACTAAAGCTGATCTTTAATAATTATCTAAACTTTGTGGTGTCATTTTTTTATGATATAATATATACATTCCTACGATTTGTTCTTCACCCTCTTCAATTCTTATTTTTTAAATTTCCTAAAATATATGAGGCTATTATAACCATGTACATTTTTATAAGAAATTCTCTTCCTACCAAAAATGAAACAATCTATACACTTCTTCATTGGCAGTATTATATTCATATTATATTGCTGTTGATTCTTACTTATATTAGTCGTGTCAGTCAAAATATTAGTTCTTATATTTTATCTAATGCTAAGCTTTGTCAAGAAAAACAAAAAAGTTACTTGTTGAGATATTAAACATATTAAGTAATATATTTACATGATCCCCAAATTTATATATCAGACATGGAAAACTAAAGAGCTTCCTTTAGCTGCTAAAGTTTTTACCGATAAAATGAAAGAGCTAAACCCCGAATACAAGCATATCATTTTTAATGATGAAGAAATAGATTCTTTTGTTAAAGAAAACTACAGCAAACAGGTATTTGATATATATGATTCCCTTCAACTAAGAGTAGCAAGAGCTGATTTATGGCGTTATATGTTTTTATACAAAAATGGAGGTATATATTTAGATATAGATTCATCTATTAACCGTTCATTAAGAGAACTTATTGTTGATTCAGATAGGGCAATAGTAACTAGAGAAAAAAATCCTGGTTTGTTTGTTCAGTGGTGCTTAATGTTTGAGGCAAACCACCCTATTTTAGAAGCAGTAATTAAAAAAGCATTGGAAAATGTTTATCTTCAAACATCTAGCAGCGTTGTTGAGTTAACAGGTCCTGTTGTTTTTAGTAATGTGTTAAAAAAACATTTTGCTGACGTAGATATCTATCTTGATAGAGATGAAGATGTTAATAAAATAACAAATATTAAAGGTAAAAACAGCGTACGGTTTTTTGGCTATGATTACGAAGATTTTTGTACATGGAAAGTTTCAGAAATTGATAGAGCTCTTCACATGAATGAGATACACTGGAGAGAAGAAGCAGAAACAAAAAGTATTTTTAAATGAAGAAGTATTGGAAGATCTATAGTATTGTTTATGAGGGAAGCAAAAGCGGGCCTTCAGAAGTTATTGTAAATTTTGATGATTATGAATGGAGTAAAGATATTCCGGTTGGTCCGTTTAATCTAAATACCAAGATAGCTAAAGCTATTAAAGAGGTAACTGGTTTAGACATAAGAAGTTGCAAGGCTGATGTAATTTATCTTGACTAAACCTTAGGTTCATTCATAATATTGATATGATGAAAGTTACGAAAATTAAACAACAGGTTAGTCTACTTGTTTTTATCAAGAACAAATACAAGTATTCCGATCAAGAGACTAAACTAGAAGTTCTTGCTAATAAATTAGGAGGACGAAATATTGGAGGGGGCACAGATTTGTCTAGCGGTAAGCGAGATCAGCAATTTATCTTCAATAGTAAGCAAGATGCTAAGACTTTTCTTTCTTACTCAACTGTAAGGGAAAGTATTCTTAAAGATTATAGTTTAACGGAGCTAGAAAATGTCTGAAGCAACGAAAATGTTTGAAGAGGCTTTAAAGGACCTTAGAGAAAGCAATGACCAACTTCGTAAGAATCTTGACAAGCATATCCAAATTGGTGCAGAGTTCTCTAATATTATTAACGAGTTACTCGGGTATGTAGAGAAAAAAGATAAAGAAGACTATTTATATTTTGTTAAAATGGTAGAGAAAGCATTAGAAAGGAACAGATGAGCGCATACATTTACAAATTAGTTAGCCCCAAGAAGTTTGCTTGGATGGATATTCAGATTTCCCCTACACAATCAATTTGTAGTAAAGTATTTCATCTTAAATATTGGTATAAACCTAGAGCACTTCCTGATTATGATTCTAAAGAATACCGTAAAGTTTATGATGCTTTAACTAAGCAAGAGCTTAAGACACGTAACGATTTTAAGGGTATTAAGGTTAATTATGGTATTATTGTATCAGATAGGGATAAAGGTATCGGTACTCCTAATGCACTTCCTGGGGAATACTTTGGTGTGTATCAAGTTGTAGATATGAAAAGCGAGAGATTATCTGTTAATAGCTTAGAAAATATAATTTCAATTAATGATGAGAATTTTAATTTAAAATATCATAAAGCATTTCCTTTAAGTAATGCTCAAATTAGACATATGAAGAAAGACGAGCAGGCTATTAGATTGCTAGAGCTAGGAGTTCCTATTTAATATGCCTAAAATGTATCAAAAGAAGAAGTTCAAAGGCAAAAAACTTAATAAATGTAGGTATGAATATTCTACATGGATGGGAGAAGATTTAGGATGGGTAGATACATTTCGAGATATTGAAGGAGAGAATGCGTTGACTAATTATTACAAAGCTCGAGCAGATTATGAGGAAAGAGATTTTCAACGCAAAATGAGTCTATGGAATTTAGACTATAAAAGACTTCGAGAGTAGGAGGCAGATACTATAGCTGTGGCTGAATAGGTTAGACCTCAGCGCACCAAGCACATAGCTTGGAAAGCGAGACTAAGTTTCTAATCGTTCCTCCGCTCTTGATTTATTTTGAGTTTCTGTATAATAATAATATGAGTAAAAGTAAGAAATTAGATGTAAAACTAGATATTGACACCATTCAT